CTATGGATAGCCAATGTCTAATAACCTCAGTAGCCAATGATTATGGATATAATAATATGTTCATCAAATGGTTAGAGTTACATAAAAAAAGAATTAGTAAAGATAAAAAGATATTAGTGGTTGGTTTATCTTGTAGTGGTGGGTCTAAAAACGTAACCTCAGCCTTGTATTGGGCTAAAATGAATGGTTATAATTCAGCAATGATTTCAGGACAGTCAGCAAATGTATTACCTGATAATGTCTTAGAAGTTTGTCTCAATGCAAAATATTTTCATACAACTGAAGTTCTTACACTCATTTTATTTTATGAATTAATTCATGCATGTGGTGCCGCTTGTCCTTCTATACATGAAGAAGTTGTCAGAAAAAGTGTCACACAACCTCTCACACGTCCATTAGATGAGTAAAAAAAAAGTACTCATAACAGGAGGTACTAAGGGTATTGGTAAATCTATTTCTAAAATTTTTACCGATAATAATTTTTGTGTCCATATAACAGGTACTAAACAACAAGTTGTTCCTGATTATGTGGACACTTTTTTTATTGTTGATTTTTCTAATAAAGAACAAACAAAAATTTTTTTAGATAAAATTTCTACAGAAAATTATGATGTACTTATTAACAATGCCGGTACAAATATAATCAAACCAATTCAAGAAGTTTCTGAATCAGATTGGGAAATAATTCACAATATAAATCTAAAAATTCCATATTTTATAACAAAAGAAGTATCTAAGCGTATTCCAAATGGTGGTAAAATAGTTAATATAACATCTATATTTTCACATGTATCAAAAGAGTTTAGGTCTTTATATTCAACAACAAAATTTGGTTTAGATGGTCTAACTAAATCATTATCAATTGAGCTGGGACCAAGAAATATCTTAGTAAATTCAGTTTCGCCAGGATTTACAAATACCGAACTAACTGATAGGTCATTAGACATTTCACAAAAATTAGAACTAAGTAAAAACATACCATTAGGTCGATTTGCAGAAACATCTGAAATTTCTGAACTAGTATATTTTTTATCGTCTGATAAAAATACTTACATAACAGGACAAAATATAATAATTGACGGGGGATTTACATCAAAATGAAAATAACATCTAGTATAAAAACATATGAAGTTTTGTTTATGGATTATGAAAAATTCATAGACGAATATTACTCAAATGGTGATATTATAGTACTAGACGAAAGGTTTAATTTGGATATTTTAGAAGATAAAAAATCCATAAAAATTAAATCAACTGAGGACAACAAAGAATATAATTACATATCGAATATAATATCCGAAATTATCTCAAACGGTTTTAAAAAAAACAATAAACTATTTGCGATTGGAGGTGGCGTAATACAAGACATCACTGGTTTTATTTCATCTATATTATACAGAGGTGTTGAATGGTATTTTTTACCTACAACCTTATTATCTCAAGGAGATAGTTGTATTGGAGGTAAGACATCAATTAATTTTGGTTCCTATAAAAACCAAATAGGTAATTTTTATCCACCAACTAAAGTTTGTATTGATATTATTTTCTTAGAAACATTACCCGAAAAAGAAATATATTCAGGTTTAGGTGAGATGTTACATTATTTTATTTTTTCTTCGGAAAAAGACTTAATTATATACGACAAATTATTAGAAGACCGTAACTATTATAAATTGATTAAAAATAGTTTAGAAATAAAAAAATCGGTTATTGAAATTGATGAATTAGAAACTGGCATACGAAAACTTTTTAACTACGGACATACTTTTGGTCATGCAATTGAAAGTATAACAAATTATACAATTCCACATGGGATTGCTGTTGCACATGGAATGAAAATTAGTAATTTCATTTCAATGTCAAAAGGATTTTTAGATTATGAAAATTACATTAAGATAAATTCAGTAATTGAAAAAATAATAAAAAACTATACTCTACCACCTTTTGATTTGAACGATTATTTTGAATTATTAAAGAAGGATAAAAAAAACAGTATCGGTGTCATAAAACCTATCTTGATAGAGGAATGTGGTGAATTATTTCAGTACGAATTTACATATGATAGTGATTTATTACCATTATTGAAAAAATATTTTGAATTATGACTTGGTGTTCATCAGCCCCTCCCCCTGAAAGACAGATTGAAATGTATTCCAAAAATATTGGTGGAAACACATTTATTGACTACGAAAAAGACCCTGAATTAGAACAACTTTTATTAAATAAGACAATCGCGTTTGTTGGTCCGTCAAATAACATTGTTGGTAAAGATATGGGTTCATTTATTGATTCACATGATATTATAATTAGACCGGGACAACTTACTTTTTTAGATGAATCATTACACGAAGATTATGGAAAAAAAACAGATATTATTTTTCATTCTTTTAATTCTTGGGAAAAGGAAATTGCTAATAACAACGTAGAATTTTTACAAACTCTAAAATACGTTGTTGGGTGTATGGTTTGTATTTCTGAGTGTGGTGGATATGAAAAATTCATGAATAATTTAATATCAAAAGGTATCAATTTTCATAAACCAAATGATAGATATATTTTTAAAAATTTTAGGGACGTTGGTACAACTTTGAGTTGTGGTATTTCTTCATTACTAATACTACTAAATTATGATATAAAATCTGTATATATAACAGGTATGGATTTTTATAATATGGGAAAATACGGTAAAGTTTATAGAGATGATTACTTTAATACCGTATCTAAAAGCTCTAGAGGACATATTCCACACAACAATCAACACACTGTATCACATAGTGCCGGAAGAAGTGATTTACATAATCAAGAAGTTCAGATTTCACATCTTAGAAAATTGGCATCAGAAGACAAAAGAATAATATTAGACGAATATCTAACAAATAATTTATGAAAAAAATAGCAATGATTCCTGTGAGATTGGGAAGTAAAAGAATACCTAAAAAAAATCTCAGACTTATAAATGGAAAACCTTTGGTTTCTTATATAGTTGAAGCAGCAGTAAAATCTAATATTTTTGATGAGATTTATATCAATTCAGAATCTGAAGAATTTTTACCAATCGCACAAGATTATAATATAAAATTCTATAAAAGACCTGAACACCTTTCATCTGATACTGCAACTAACGATGAATTTGTAAAAGATTTTATGGAAAATGTCGAGGGTGATGTTTTAATTCAGTTGCTCGCAACATCACCATTTATGTCTTCCGACGAAATAAAAGACTTTACATTATCTATGATTGAAAATAACTACGACACTCAAATTTTGGTTAAGAATGAACAAATTGAATGTGTGTTCGAAAACAAACCAGTAAACTTCAATAGTCTTGGTCAAACACTTCCATCTCAAATGTTAGAACCTATCAAAGTATATGCTTGTGGAATTATGGGTTGGAAATATGATAAGTTTATTGAGAATATGATTAAGTTTAATTCTGGTTATCACGGAGGAGATGGTAAAACAGGGTTCTTCACGATAAAAGGATACTCAACAATTGACATAGATAATGAAGAAGATTTCTTATTAGCCGAATCCATTTTTAAATCTAAAAATCACAAATCAATACCACAATATTATACACCAAAGAACAAAGAAAGAGCCGAAGCCGATGTTCCCTCTATTCTTCTAAAAGATGGTGTTATTCAAAATAATTTTGATGAAGAAAACAGAGAGATAACTAATGTAATAAAACTAATCAACCAAAAAGATTCAACTCTATCATGGAGTCATAGATTAGTAAATACCGAAAACAATTCCGCAACAATAATTAGTCAATTACCTGGTGAAGGTAATAGATTACACTACCACAGAGACTGGAACGAATGGTGGTACATTGTTGATGGTGAATGGGTTTTTGAAATAGATGGGGTTGAAAAAAGAATTGTAAAAGACGATTTGGTTTTTATTGAAAAAGGTAAGATTCATAAAATAACCGCATCAGGTGATAAACCAGCAATTAGACTTGCGGTTAGTAGACAAGATGTTGACCACATTTATTTAGAACCATGAAAGATAGAGCATTTATATTAGGAACTGGTCCGAGTTTAAATAAAATTGATGTTACAAAATTATCAAATGAAGTGACAATGACTTTTAATAGAGCTTATGTTGCCTTTGAAGATTGGGGTTTTGACCCTACATATTATTTAGCAATTGACGGTAATGATATCAGGTCCTTATATAAGGACATTAATAAACTTATGAGAGAATCTGATGTTGAGAAATTTTTCTTAATACAACTAACAGATAATCAAAGGCATGAACCTAGACACTTTCAAGACTTTGAATTTAAGTCAAATGAAGAAATATATGAGAAATCAGACAAGTTGAGATTAATTCAATCTATTGGTTCAAAAATTTTACCAGTGTTAGATGATACAGTTGAAAACGATAATATAATCAAAACTACAATTGTCCCTAATGCAGGATTTTTAGGATTAAAAATGTTATATCACGAAGGATATAGAAAAATTTATCTGTGTGGAATGGACGCAAGGTACTCAAATGATAACACATACCGAGACGTTGAAGTTGATGGTGGGTCATATAAAGCCAAAGAAGATAACGATAAAAATCATTTTAGACCCGATTACTTTGGAAAAGACATTTTTTTTGGTAAACCAAACCAAGACCAAATTATTAGAATATGGAAAGATTTCATTGAAAAAGTTAAAGTAAATTATCCTGATTTAGAAATTATTTCATGTTCTGAAAATTCTAACTTAAATTCATTTATACCTTACAAAGATTTTGAATCTATTTTATAATGGAAATTAGTAAATCAAATATCAAATTTAATTTATCTAAAAGTCATGGTTCATACATCTATGATGATAACAGAGAGTGTGAATTTTTAGACCTAATGTCAATGTATTCATCATTACCATTAGGTTATAATCATTATATTTTTGATGACAAAAAATATATAAAATCTATTTTAGAATATTCCAAGGTAAAAACTTGTAATTGTGAATACAATACGGAAGAAAGAGAAGTTTTTGAAAAAGAGTTTTTAGATTTTGTGAGTGTAGAAAAATATGATTTCGTTCATTTTGCAAGTACAGGTGCATTGTCTGTTGAAATGGCAATAAAAGCCGCTATAGATTTTTCTAAAAAACCTGAAGGAAAAGTGGTGTATTTTGAAAAAAGTTTTCATGGAATATTAGGATACTCAAACTTCATCACTGATAGAATAGGTTCAACAAAAGATAGATTAGATGGGTTTATAAATTATAATTGGATAAAAGTTTCAAATTCTAAAGAATTAGAATCTATTCTATCTTCAGATTCAAATATTTCTTGCGTGATAATAGAACCAATTAGATGTACACAAGGAGACCTTTATTACGAAGAATCAGAATTAGACTCTATCTATAGCATTTGTAAAAAATATTCTGTTATTACAGTTACAGATGAAATACAAACTGGGTTTGGTGCAACAGGAAATATTTGGTATACAAATGATAAATCAGACATCATAGTATTTGGTAAAAAATCTCAAGTTTCAGGATTTTTAACATCTAAAAAAATAGGTTCAACCCTAAACCCAATTAGATATTGTGTAACATGGGATGGTGATGTCTTAGATATGATAAGGTCTAGATACATAATAAAAACAATCAACAAAGATGACCTATTGTCAAATGTTAATCAATTAGGTGATTATTTTTTGTCCGAACTAAGTAGAATTGATGGTATCAAAAACGTAAGAGGTAAAGGGTTTATTATTGCCTTTGATATGGACAATAAAGAAAAAAGAGATTATTTTTATAAAAGATGTATTGAAAATAAGTTATTAGTAAATTTAACGGGTGAAGTATCAATTAGATTGCGACCTAACTTATGTATTGATAAAAAAACAATTGATGAATCCTTACGAAGAATTAAAGACTCACTATGATTTTTACCAGTTCGACTAAATTAATGGGTGGCTTGGGTAATTATTTATTTCAAATTGCTGCTGCTCTTGCCGTTTCATTACGTGATAATAAAAAACTAGTGGTTGATACTTCTGACATTCAGATAGTTCACGACCCATTAGAAAACTACAAAGATAACATTCTTAGAAGAATAACATTCCGTAATGGAATTGATGCATTTATACCCATAAATCAAAATGGATTTCATTTTTCAGAAATCCCTAAAATAGAAAATAACACTAAGTTATTTGGGTATTTTCAAACTGAAAAATATTTTGAAGAGTTTTCAGACCATGTTCGTTCCATTTTTGAAATGACACCTCAAATCAGAAAACACCTAAAAACAAAATATGAAAATGACTTGAATGATGAAACATGTTCAATTCACGTAAGAAGAACAAATTATCTAAAATTTCCACAACACCATCCTGTTTTGGATGTTGACTACTATAAGGAGGCGGTTTCAATTATAGGTGATGAAAAGTTATATTTAATTTTCTCAGATGATTTATTATGGTGTAAAGAAAATTTTGGATTTATAAAAAATAAAGTCTTCATTGAAAATCAAAAAGATTATGAAGACTTATATCTGATGTCATTATGTGATGATAATATTATAGCAAATTCTTCATTTAGTTGGTGGGGAGCTTGGTTAAATAAAAATGAAAATAAAAAAGTCATTGCACCTAAACAATGGTTTGGAACTGCCTATTCACATTGGAATTTAAATGACTTATATTGTAAAAAATGGATTAAATTATGAAAATACTTGTTACAGGTTCAAATGGTTTACTCGGTTCAGCACTAAAGAGATTGTTAGGCGACTCACATGTATACCACACAAGAAAAGATTGTGATTTATTAAATTATGATGAATCATATGATTATATTAAGAATGTTGTAGAAACATATGGTGTTGATACTATTATCCATACCGCGGCTAAGGTTGGTGGTGTGAAAGCCAACATGGAAAATAATGAAGGTTTTTTCTATGAAAATTACTACATCAATAATAATGTTATGAAAATTGCATTTGAATTGAAGATAGAAAATTTTGTAAATGTCTTATCAACTTGCATTTTCCCTAATGATAATATTATATTCCCGTTATCTCCTGACCAAATAGACAATGGAGAACCACACCCAAGTAACTATGGGTATTCTTACGCAAAAAGATTATCAGGGTATGAAACAAAAATTTTTAGAAATATTAATAAGAAAAATTGGTTTTCAGTAGTACCAACAAATTTATATGGACCTCATGATAATTTTAATTTAGAGTCAAGTCACCTAATACCAGGTATGATTCACAGAGCTTACTTAGCGAAAAAAAATAATGAGAAGTTCTTAATTTGGGGTGATGGAAAACAATTACGCCAATTTGTACATTCAGATGATATGGCAAAATTAATTATTTGGTCATTAGAACATTGGAACAATTCTGAACATTGTATGTTAATTGATGAAAAAGAAATTTCTGTTTTAGAAATTGCTAAAATTATTATGAAAAAATTTGAATTTACTGAGGGTGATATAATTTTTGATGAGACAAAACCAAAAGGACAATTTAGAAAACCTGCAATGTCTCACGTCCATGATTACAATTTTACACCAATTGAAGATGGTGTGTCCTCGACCATTGATTGGTTTATTAAAAATTACGAAATAGCACGAAAATAATGAAAATTGATTTAGTACAAGACACAATAGATAATAATGACATTGATAATCTAATTAAATGGTTGTCGAGTTATCCAAGATTAACAAAAGGTCCAAAGACTATAGAGTTTGAAAAAAAATGGTCTGAATGGCTTGGTTGTAAACATTCAGTTTTTGTGAATTCAGGTTCGTCCGCAAATCTACTAATGATTTACGCTTTGAAACTTATGAATAAACTGAAAAACAACAAAATTTGTGTTCCAACACTTTGTTGGGCGACTGACTTGGCACCTGTTCTACAGTTTGATTTACAACCTTTACTGATTGATTGTAATTTGGACACATTATCTGTAGACCTTGAACACTTGGAAAAAACTTTTATTGAGGAATCTCCTTCCGCACTTATTTTAGTTTCAGTTTTAGGTTTATCTCCTCACATGGATGAAATTGTTTCATTATGTAAAAAATATGACGTTGTATTATTAGAAGATAATTGTGAATCACAAGGTACTTCATATAAAGGTGTAAAACTTGGTAATTTTGGTTTGATGTCTAGTTTTTCAACGTATTTTGGACATACAATGAGTACTATTGAAGGTGGTATGATTTGTACAAATGATGATGAAGTATATCACACATTACTACAGTTGAGAAGCCATGGTTGGGACAGAGATTTACCTGTTGAGCAACAACAAGAACTCAGGGAACAATGGTCTTGTGATGATTTCTCATCCCTATATACTTTCTTTATACCAGGGTTCAATGTTAGAAGTACTGATTTACAAGCCTTTATTGGTATAGAGCAATTAGATAAAATTGACAATAACATTCAAAAAAGATATATAAATTATCTTTTGTTTAAGTCGTTATTATCTGAACATATGTGGTTTCCAAATGATATTGAAAACTCATTTACCGCAAATTTTGCAATTCCAGTTGTCTTACCAACTAAAGAACAAAAACAAAAATTGGTTGAAAAACTAAATGAGAATGAAATTGCTTGTAGACCCCTTATTTCAGGGTCAATGGGTACTCAACCATTCTATAAAAAATTATATGGTGAAAATATTTTACCAAATTCAAACATTTTAGATGAAAGAGGAATGTATGTTCCAAACCATCCTAAAATGAGTGAAGACGATATTAAACTTATATGTTCCCTTATTTTGGAAGTTTTATGAAAAAAGCATTAATTACAGGAATAAATGGTCAAGATGGCTCATATTTGGCCGAATTTTTATTAGAAAAAGGATATGAGGTACATGGTACATTAAAAAGAAATTCTGTTGCGGAAAACCAAACAGCAAGACTTGATAACATATTCACAAAAATAAATCTGCATTATGCAGATATGACTGATTTGTCATCATTAATATCAGTCTTACAAAAAGTGATGCCAAATGAAATATATAATTTAGCGGCTCAGTCCCATGTTAGAATTTCATTCGACCAACCATTATATACCGCACAGGTCACTGGTGTTGGTACTTTGAATATGTTGGAGGCAGTTAGATTGATTTGTCCTCAATCAAAGGTATATCAAGCATCATCATCAGAAATGTTTGGTAATTCAATTGACGGAGATGGTTTTCAACGAGAAACAACTTCTATGAATCCAGTGTCTCCTTATGGATGTGCAAAAGTATTCAGTTACAATATTTGTAGAAACTACAGAAATTCATACAAATTATTTGTATCAAATGGAATACTATTCAACCACGAATCACCACGAAGAGGTACAAACTTTGTAACAAACAAAGTTGCTAAAGAAGCTGTAAAAATTAAATTAGGGTTATCTAACGTTCTTAAATTAGGAAACTTAGACGCTACTCGAGATTGGGGTCATGCAAAGGATTATGTAGAGGCAATGTGGATGATTCTTCAATTAGAAACACCAAATGATTATGTATGTGCAACAGGAATTTCGCATACAGTCAGATATTTGTGTGATTACACATTCAGTAAATTAGGATTAGACTATCGTGATTATGTAACACAAGATGAAAAATTCCTAAGACCCGAAGAGTTGAATGACCTAAAAGGAGATTCAACAAAACTTAGAAATCACACCGGATGGTCACCAAATTATTCATTTGAGACTATGATGGATGAAATGATTGATTATTGGCTAAACTATTACAAATAATGGAAAATCCTATAGTATATAACGCAATTGAATGTAAAGAATGTAATGTCCCTAAAGGTTGGGGTCACGAGATAATTTTTGAAAATAATGAAAAATACTGTGGTAAATTATTAGTTTTCAAAAAAGGATGCAAATTCTCGATGCATTATCACATGATAAAAGATGAGACATGGTATGTTGATAAAGGTGAATTCATTTATAGATGGATTGACACTGAAACTGCAGAATTACACGAACAAACTCTTAGAGTTGGGGATAGTGTTAGACAATATCCTGGTCAACCACATCAATTAGAGGCACTAACTGATGGTGTGGTTTTTGAAGTTTCAACGGAACATTTTGATTCAGATTCGTATAGAGTATGGAGGGGGGACAGTCAACCACAATAAAAAAAGTTTGGGTAAACGGTACTTTTGATATTTTACATGTAGGACATCTAAGATTATTAGAGTATGCTTCAAAATTAGGAACTCTAAGAGTTGGTATTGATTTTGACTCTAGAGTAAAAGAACTAAAAGGAGATACCCGACCATTCAATATATGGATGGATAGAATCTACTTTATGAGTAGAATTCATGGTGTTGACAGTGTTGTTGGTTTTGGCTCAGAATTTGAACTAAAAGAACAAATTAGGTTATGGGAACCAGATTATTTAGTGGTTGGTTCTGATTATAAAAACAAATATGTCATTGGTTCAGAATATTCTAAAGAAGTTATTTTCTTTGATAAAATTGGTGATTATTCTACCACAAAAATTTTAGGTCAATGGTAATAGTGGTAGTAGGTGAATCCTGCACGGATAAGTTTATATATGGAAAAGTTGACAGACTAAGTCCTGAAGCACCTGTCCCTGTATTTAATCCAACAGGAAATAAAAAAAATAATGGTATGGCTGGTAATGTTGTTAGAAACATAACGGCAATAAACCCTTTAATTTTAACTTTTGGTTTACATAATAAAAATGAAATTACTAAAACAAGAATTGTTGATAAAAAAACAAATCACATGTTCATTAGGATTGATGAGGGTGAAGAAAATATTGACAAATTTGATTTGAATGAGGTTAATAAAAAAATACTATCTGATGCTGACGCAGTTATAATAAGTGATTATAATAAAGGATTTTTATCTGATAGTGATATTATTGAAATTTCAAAAATAAGTAATCTCACTATAATGGATTCAAAACGAAAACTGAATGATTCATTAATAGAGTATGTTGATTTTTTAAAACTAAATGAAAAAGAGTATAACAATAACAAGTCAATTTCATATACAGAAAAAATTATAATCACATTAGGTGAAAAAGGTGTAATGTATAATAACAAATTATTTCCATCACCAAGACCACAAGAAACAATAGACGTTAGTGGTGCAGGTGACACATTTACCGCTTCATTTACTATCAAATTTTTAGAAACTGACGATGTAATAGAATCTATTAATTTTGCAAATCTAATGAGTTCTATCGTAGTTAGTAAAAAAGGGGTTACAACGCCGTAACTATTTATTACCAAAAGTATTTTTTTATTATAATTAATAACAATTAATAAACTACATGAGTAGAAGAAAACCAAGTCCAACTCCTACATTAGGAGAAACAACACAAACAAAAACTAAAAAAGAATCGATTACTCAAATCATAAAAAGAAAAACTAGAGAAAAATTTCTTTCAAAAAACCAAGAAAAATATTATAGAATTTTAGAAGATAATCAAATTACTATATGTTCAGGTCCTGCTGGTGTTGGTAAGAGTTATATTGCAATGAAATGTGCTATAGACTTATTATCAGACCCAAACAATAATTACGAAAAACTAATAATTGTAAGACCTGCAGTAGAAGCTGAAGAAAAATTAGGAGCTTTACCTGGTAATGTTGAAGAAAAACTAGACCCATATATTTTTCCATCTTATTATCTATTGAACAAGATTATTGGTAAAGATACGAGGGAAAAATTAAAAGATTTAGAGGTTATTGAAGTATTCGCTTTAGCCTACATGAGAGGGATGAATATTGATAACTCAATCTTAATCTTTGAAGAAGCTCAGAATTGTACACCTAAACAAATGAAATTATTATTAACAAGGATTGGATTCAATAGTAAATTCTTTATATCAGGTGATTTAGAACAAACAGACAGGTACAAAGATAAAACACAAAGTGGATTGTGGGATGCGATTGAAAAATTCAAAAATATAAATGATATTGGTGTCTTTGAATTTGAGGACAGTGATATTGTACGTAATCCAATTATTAGTAAAATTTTAGGTAAATACGAAGAATGAAAATTGCAATAGAAATAAATGGTGTTTTAAGAGATACTATAGGTAAGATAGAACAAACTTATAGAAAATTCTTAATGGATGATATATTATTAGAGGAGTCAGATTTTAAACGAGAAGTTACTGAACCTATTGATAGTTTAAATCTTTCTAACCATTTTAAATTTAAAGATGAAAATGAAATATATGAGTTTTTATATTTAGAATTTGCAATGCAAATATTTGGACATGCTGGTTCTTCTGAAACATTCACATTCAATGATTTGAATGATTTTTATATTGAATTTAGAGATAAGTATAAAATAATTTTAATCTCAGATGAGATTGGTAAATCAAAACCTTCAACATTATTTTTCCTTTCAAAGTTTGGGTGTTTAATTGAACATATAACTTTTTACAGTAAATTAACTAAGGATGATGTTTTATCTGATGTTGACATTTTACTTACTTCTAATCCTGAACTATTATTAGAAAATAATAATGTTTTGAAAATAAAGTATGTAACAAAATACAATCAAGATATCAATTGTGAAAATACAATAACTAAAATAAAAGAACTAAAAGATATAATAGAAAAATTATGATACAAGTTTTGGGAGAACTCTACTACATTGATTTAGATAGTATTGAAACTGTTTGTAACATACCTCAAACAACCGAAGAAAAATCTGAAAATGAAGATAGTATACACATTAATGTAATGAAATGGGAAGTAGTTAAAATGTTATTAGAAGTTGTAATGTCTGAAAGAGAGGATATGGATGAATTAATTGGTAAACATAACAATACAACTCTTCCATTTAAATTGGCATTTAATACATTATTACATAAAAAAATTATAAAAAAATTCTAATATGGAACAAGAACAAATATTAAAAATAAAAGAAACTATTGGGAATTTGGAAACTAAAAATTCCAGATTGTATTTTTTAGTACAAGATACTAAAGGGAACGCTAAGGGTTCTGTAAGATACATTTATCAAATGGCTCTTACATTAAAAAACAATGGATTTAATCCAATAATGTTGAGTGAAAAAAATGATTACCAAGGTGTTAGCGAGTGGCTTGGTAATGAATACATGGAAATACCTCACCAAAGTATTGAAAATCGTAACTTAGAGATTTCACCTGAGGATTTTATTATAGTACCTGAAATATATGGTTTTATAATGGAACAGATTAAAAATTTACCTTGTGGTAAAATAGTAATTGCACAAGCATATGACCAAATAGTAGATACTTTACAGCCAGGTCAGTCATGGTATCAATTAGGTTTTAACAAAGTTATTACTACCTCAGAAGAATCTATGAATGAAATTTCCTTGATAATGAAGAATCAATCTTGGGAAGTCATTGAACCGACAATATCCCAATCCTTTTCTAAGGCAACTAAACCACCTAAACCAGTAATTGCAGTACATAGCAGAGACCAAAGAGATACAATTAATTTAATCAAAAAATTCTACCTTAAGTTTCCTCAATTTAGATGGATTACTTTTAGAGATATGAGAGGATTAAGTGAAGTACAATTTGCACAATCACTAAAAGAATGTTGTGCGGCAATTTGGATTGATGAAACATCAGGATTTGGAACATTCCCATTAGAATGTATGATAACAGGAGTACCTGTATTAGGTTTAACACCTAATGTTAGACCAAACTGGTTATCAGAAGAAAATGGTATTTGGGTTCATAATAAAAATGTTTTAGTTGACCTTATCGCAGAATATATTCAAAATTGGTTAGAGGATAACATTTCTGATGAATTATATGAAAATATGAAACAAACAAATAGATACCAAGATTATAATAAATTTGAATTTATGGTAATATCAACATTTACTAAATTTTTGCAAACAAGAGCATTAACGTTCAAAGAACAAATTGAATCAACACAAACAGTATAATTATGTCACAAGAAACTTTAGATTTATCGGTAATATTACCACTACATAAAAAATCAATCAAAGATTTTGAAGATTTTTTTGAAAAAAGTATAAAAGCACTTAACAATCAATCTATTTTACCTAAAGAACTTTTGATTGTCCATTCAAATGATAATGAATTAATTGAATACTTAAATTCTTTTGATTTTGGGTCAATAAATACAAAATTATTATTGTTTGACGGTGAACCAAATTACACATCTCAAATTAATTTTGGAGTTGAGAATTCTACATCAAAATGGGTTTCATTTTATGAATTTGATGATGAGTATGCGTCAATATGGTTTAAGAATGTAAAACTTTATATGGATGCATTTCCTGAAGTACAAGCATTTTTACCAATTGTTGTTGATGTTGATAATAAAAATACATTTGCTGGATTTACAAATGAAGCAACCTTTGCGGCAAATTTTAGTCAAGAAATGGGTATGTTAACTAACGAAACTTTACTTGATTATCAAAACTTCCAAAGTTCAGGTATGGTAATACAAAAAGAATCATTTGTTGATTTTGGTATGTTTAAGACAAATTTCAAATTAACATTTGTGTATGAATTTTTATTAAGAATGACATATAATTCAGTACAAATTATGACTATCCCTAAAATAGGTTACAAACACCTAAACATGAGAGAAGGTTCAATCTTTTGGAATTATAAATTTGGAAACTCAATCTTATCTGAAAATGAAGTTAAGTTTTGGGTAGACTCAGCAAAAAAAGAATATTTCTTTACTGAAGAAAGAAACATAAACTTTCAAGAAAATGAAGGTTAATGTTAGAAGTATCGGGTTCAACACAAGAGCGTAAACGTGGTCGTAAAACAGTCAACGAAAATTATTTCGCTGAAAGAGAAGAAGCTGCCGTTAGACGTTATTTAGTTGCTGAAACCTTTGAAGAAAAGAATAAGATTTATAATGAATTTTTAAGACATCCATTGGATAAAATGATATCTTCAATTATTAGAAGATATAAACTTTATCGTAAAGATATGGATTTTTTTGAAATTCATACTGACACTCATTCATTTTTAATGACCAAAATAGATAAGTTTAGGCCTGATAAAAACAAAAAAGCTTATTCATATTTTGGTACTATCTGTAAAAACTATTTAATGGGTCAAATTATCAAAGACCAAAAAGATATTAATAGAAAAATATCATATGAAGATATATCTTCAAGTTTGGAGGAAAGACCTGATATGGTGTATTTTATTGACGAAGAAAAATTTGATTCGGAAGTTCTAATAAAAAAATATTTAGATGAACTTAAGTTTTTTTTAGAAGGTGAAAATATGAATGATAATGAAAAAAAATTAGGTTATGCACTAATTGATTTATTTGAAAACTATAACACTATTTTTGTTGGGGCTGATAATAATAAATTCAATAAAAATATTATTTTACTATCTCTAAGAGAGATGACTAACTTAAGTACTAAGGAAATTAGAACTAGTATGAAAAGATATAAAAAATTGTATTTTGTAATACAAGAGGCTTTTAAAGAGTAAAAAATAATATCAAATATTTATAGATATGCCAAGACCACAGAAAAAACAAATATCACTAACTAAAGAATCAATGTTATCATTGATGCAAGAAATATATAACGAGTTAGTTGAACAACGAAATACTGCTATTCGTATACAGAATAAAATGTTAACCATGATGAAGGACCCTGAAGATATGACAGTTATTGGTCCGGTTATTGAAAAACAACAAAAAATCATAAACGACGTTGTCGAAAAGAAACTGTCTCTTTCTAAATTACAGGCAAGTATTTGGGAAAAATCTGCAAATCAAGAAGAAAGTTTTACAATATCAGACCTTGATGCCGATACTATACAAAGTCTTTTACAAAAAGATATATCTGACGACGATGTTTATACAACAAGATAAAAATGCCACAGGACGACTTAAAATTTTCGTATCAGGAAGCGAAAGAACTAATTCAAGCGAACAAGACCTACAAAGAAGTCTCTGATACAATAAAAGAGAGAAAACGTCGTGCCGGTGACAGTTTAGAACAAGCATCATCAAAAACATCAACAACTGAAGAAAGCTTAGTTCAAAAAAAGAAAAGATATCAAAGACAAGTTAAAAGCCAACTAGAGGAATTATTAGAATTACAATTTTTATCCTCAGGTTCTGGTAATGACAATTCTAACTACATAAAAAGAAAATTTACTCAAACATTACTTGAAATAAAACCAAAACTAAAGAGTATTGTTGAGAAGGAAACAATAAGCGCTTTAGGTTGTAGTCAAGAACAAAAATATGTTTCAGGAGACATCTATATAAAAGTTTCAGCGATTGACCCATCAAAGAGACTTAAAGTATCACCTGAAGAACCGGGTTCTATTGGGATTTATGAATCAGTTGATACGGGTGTTGGTACTACTCCATACTCAATGAATAGGCAATTATATACCCGTCTTCAAAACTTAAACGTCCCATTTTCAACATCATATAATACCGATTATATTGGGAAGTCAGGGCAAGCTTTATTTGATATAGAATATGTAACGCAAGATAATTTTGGAAATACCGGAGAATTTTATAAAGTATCAGTTAGAGATAGACAAAATGGTGAAAATTTAGTAACAGAATTTTTAACTGATTATTATAAAACAATTGAAGTGTTAGACCTGAGAAATTTTGCCGCTCAGTTAGCCAATGTATTAACAGGGTTATTAGATATGGAGTTAATTGTTGGAACTGAACAAATTGCTGTTGAAGGTAAATTTTTTAAAATTTTGACAAGAATATTAGGGTTATGTTTTGATAATAGAGTTGAAATTGATGTGTCAGGTAACTCTAAGGTCTCAGAATTAGACGGTATTGATGATACTTTTTTTGAAATGACTGACCAAGACTTGAGGGAGATTGATAACTTTATATCAAACGTAAAGCAAGGTGTTGTTGAATTTGTGGACTGTGATAATGTAAAATTACCACTTGACAGACAAAATGTACTAAATCAACTATACTTGTTAGATGTAAATGTTGACGGTAATCAAAATGATTATGACTCGGAAACTGTTGACGGTCTTATAGATTCAATAGTTTCTCAATGGGAAATTGAATTTCCTAAATTGGAACTTAGGCATAATTTAACAAAAGATTTTTTAAAAAATTATCCTTTAGCCATCACTTTAGGTATTTTAGGACCAAAAATGTTGTTACCATTACTAATAATGGGTAAATCGTTGCAAAAAAATGCAATTGATGATATAAATGACTTAAATGATTTTATCAGACAATATAAAAAAATGATAATAAATCTTACGTCTAAAATCGCAGCACTTTTTATCGAAACATTATTCAATATTATAAAAAAAGACTTATTAAATTTAGTAAGCAGTATTCTAATTGATATTGTAAATGAATCTAAACAAGCTAGGTACACAATGATTTATCGTTTATTAGTTTTAGCACAACAAGTTGGTTTATTAATTGATGACTACAGAAAGTGTAAAAATGTTATTGATAATATTTTATTAGTTTTAGCGGCAACCAAAAACGTTTTAGCCGGAAAAAAACAATTACCATATCCCGCATTACTATTAGCACCAACGTTACCAGGTTTCTCATCAACACGAGCATCTATTAATGTTATTCAGGAGCTACAAAAAGCTGGAATTAACACGGGTCCAAACCCGGATGGTACTGTAAATAAAGGTGTTTTATCAGAAATACAAAGAATAACTGGTGTACAAAAAGAATCCGATGAAAACGGTAAAGTAGAATTTGCATTACCACCAACACCAATAACACCGGCAATGACTCTACCACCAATAAAATTAGTAGGTAAATCTATGTAATCATGACTAAAGAAGAATTAGACCATATTGAAAAACAACTCTCTGATTTACAGAATATACCTAATAAAGAACTTATTAGTAGTATGGATATATTATCAACTGAGTTTGATACGTTAAAGGACTTGATAATCAAACTAACTCATAATATTGATACAATTGAGAAGTATTATAATACGATTCTAAAGGAATACGACAAAAGAAATAACTAATGAGTAAAGGACTAAAAGATTCGGCAAGACGTAATTTATATTACGGAAAGGTTGTTGATAATATTGACCCTTTGATGTTGGGTCGTATAAGGGCTGAGGTTATTATTAAAAACCAACAGGATATTGAATTATCTGTACCTAACACAAATGTTAAAAACGGTGACAATATAAAAAAATGGTCTGAAAATGACCCTTTTGTAGTTTATCCATTATTACCTTATTTTTTATATCAAGTACCTGCAGTTGGCGAACTTGTTCAAATAATGTACGCTAATGATAATAATCAGTATCAAGACATATATTATATACAAGGAGCATTCTCAAGTCCCGTTCAAACACCATTTGAACAAATAGAACCAGCCAAAGCTCTTACAGGTTTAGGACCTAGAATTAAACAATCTTTACCAATAAGAAACGTTGACGGTACAATACCAAAAAATACTAAGGGTATATTCCCTGAGCCTGGTGATAATGCCCTAATGGGTAGAGGAACAGCCGATGTAGTTGTAAAAAGAAATAAAGAAAAAGGAGAAGATACTGTATTAATCAGAGCGGGTAAAACAGAAAAACTTGAAAGGAATGTATTGCCGGTTCAAAACATCAGAAGAGCATTTTCTCAAGTATCTCAATTCCAACAAAGAACAATACCTAGTACACCAACTAACATTATTTCTCAAAAAGTAGAAGCCAAATTAGTAAAAAAAATAATAGAATGGCAGATTTCTAATCCTGAAAATGGTTCTGACTCATATAGTGGGAATGTCATTCTATATACACTACCTGCAGAAGATAAGGTATTAACTAACTCTTTTGGTTTACCAAATAATCCTTACCTAAATAAAGTTAGAGAATATGAAAGTAAATTTGATGACTTGTCAATGGACAATGCAATTAATTTCATAAATAACTTTATAAAAGGAGTTAATGATGGGAAAATTCCAAACGGTCCCCAACTATCAACAAATGGGGGTTGGGAGACTCAATATTTTCCGTTGTATGTGAGACCAGCATCGAGCAATTATAAAGTAATGGTTTTAAATACAAGTACATCACAAGCAAAATTAAATGTGAATTTACTAACTATACCAACAGCCAGAAAAAATCTTACTAAGATAAATAAATCAATCAAATTTAGTGAAGGTCAAAAACAATATGGTAATTTCTTAATGTCTTCACCAGGTGTTGTTGGTGTACAAAAAACTGTAAAAATACAAGAAAAACAAAACTTACAAGTGGTTGGGGAAAGACAAAGTGTTATTGTTGATGGTGCCGATAAGATTTATCTTTTATCACATGGTAGTAAAATACCAGGAAAAGACGAGATAATTCTAAATGATACGTTATATGGTATCCCACAAGAATTTATTGAGAATACGATTGAACCAAACACGTCCTCAATGGTTAGAGGTGAAGAGTTATTAAAATTACTAAATTACCTGATTCAATTTGTGTTTGCACATAGTCATGACTATCACAATGAATCCCCAAATACTAAGTGTCATGGTAGTGCACCATCTAAGGAAGATATCGACGCATTATTCGCATCTGCAAAAGAAACTATATTAAATACAAATATTCGTTTGAATTGATATTTATTATAAAAAGAGTAAATGTCAGTTCACAAGTCATATTTTAACAGGAATAATACTATAATCTATAACTCATACACAAACACAGGTAGAAACCCTGTTACTGAGTTATATTTTGGAAGTGCTCAAGATACTTTAGCAACAAACGGATTCTCTCGTTTTATATTCAATATTGATTTATCACAACTTCAAGCCAAGATAGCCACGGGTGAAATATCAACAGGTTGTACTGCGGATATGACACACGTACTAAATATGACTAACACATGTGCTTTTTCTGAAACTGAATTACTAAATACATACACCTCTGACGGTAGAAGAAGAGCAACAAGTTTTGATTTGGTTTTATTTAGAATACCAAAAGTCTCAGGTACGACAGGAAATGCCCAAGAGTGGGACGAAGGGGTGGGTTATGATTTTTATGACTTCCAGACCACTCAAAATTCGTCCTACGGACAAAGTTCACCAACAAGTCCATTCAACGATAAAGCATTTTCAACAAGACCATCAAATTATTATCAAGCAACTACTTTGAGTGGATGGTCACAAAACGGAATTTATGATAATACAAACTCAAATTCGATTTCAGGACTGAATTATTCAGGACTTACCATTGTTGACACACAACACTTTGAATTTGGTGATGAAAACATTTCATTTGATATGACAAACGAGATAAACAATGTCTTATCGGGTGCAACTACTAATATTGTGGGATGGGGTATTGCTTACCTACCACAATTAGAAAATATAACAGGTCTTACCGAAAACTATTCTGTTGGTTTCTTTACAAGACACACACAAACTTTCTACGAACCATATCTACAGACAACATATGATGATTTGGTTAATGATGATAGAAATTTATTTGTTGAGAATAAAACTAATAAATTATATCTATACGTTTATCAAAATGGTGATTTTGTGAACTTGGATGGTAACCCAACAGTTAATATTCAAGATTCAAATGGTAATAATGTATATACAAATCTAACATCATGTTTGAGAAGTAAGGGGATATATGAAGTATCAGTACCTCCAATCTCAGGATACACCACACCATGTATGTTTTACGACGTATGGTCAAGTGTTGTACTAAATGGTGTTAGTTTAGCTAATATCACAAATGAAGTTATATTACAACCATATACTAACTTGTATATAATTGGTCCTCAATCTAAAGAGCCAGCATTGTACGGATTCGATGTTTCAGGAATAAATCAAAATGAAAAAATCCTGAACACGGATATTAGAAAGGTGTCGGTGAATATAAAGAAAGCATATACTAGTAGACAACCATTATATAGAATACAAGCCGACTATAGGATTTATGTTAGAGAGGGTACTACTGAAGTACAAGTACAAGATTGGACACAACTAAGTAGAACACCAAACGAGTACTATTTTACTTTTGACACAAGAGATAAAATACCTAACGAATATTTTATTGATATTAGAGTGTCAACAAGTGGTGAGAAAGATACTTATAAAAGACAAATACAATTTGAAATCGTAAATAAAAAATGAAAAAAGTAGTAAAAATTACCGAATCAGAATTAGCTAAGTTAATTAAAAATGTATTATCTGAACAAGATAGTGATAGATATATGTTTTTCTCGAATTTGGAACAAATGAGAAGACAGTGTGATTTATTATTAGATTTAGACAGAGGTATGATTGAATCTATATTAGATAATGGACATGATTGGGCACAGGACCACATTGCTGAAGCCAAAAATAATATGGACCAAGTCTTTGATTTCTTAATGAATGAAACTAATAAAGATGGTTCTGACATGATGGAGGAAAGTAAAAAAAAGACTGGTACTAAATTATGTGCAAGAGGTAAAGCCGCCGCTAAAGCAAAATTTGATGTGTATCCGTCAGCATACGCCAATTGATACGCAGTCCAAGTTTGTAAAGGTAAGATGCCAGGACTCGATGGAAAAAAACATTGTTCAGGTTCCTACTGTTAATTTGTTAGTTTAGATTTTACTTTGTATATTTGTCCAACAAACAAATTTTATGTCACGTAATAATTTACACAAGGTAAAAAGGGTCATTCAAAAACTTTATATAAAGGCTCATAAAAAATTTTCAATTACTGAAGAGAAATCAGTATATGAAAATGACTGTATTAGAATTTGTAAAAAATTACTTAATTTACAAAATTCAATTTTACTTATTAGCCCAATATCTAACAAGCGATATATACGTAATGATGAACATCAAATTTACATCATCATTGAAGGTAGGTCAGTGAATATTATTAACCACACATATTCATATGTTGTGTTTTTAGATGAAAAATCTTTAGAAAAACTATTAAATATGTATAATACTGAGGTTGAGAAACGAAGAGAAGAATTCGAAAAAGAAATGACCTCAAATATCAAACATTCACTACAATCAATAATTCATTCAATCCATGAGTAAGAAATTTAAAAATATTTTTATAAGTGGTTTGATATTGTTTGTTATTATACCATTGTCACTAATTTTTGTTACAATTGCTTACATTAATAGGGAAGACATGACAATATCATCAGAAAACGATGTTGAACCAAAAGGTACTGAAAAAATTATATATAAGGAAAAAGTTGTTACCGATACAGTTTATGTAACTAAAACACAAGTTTGTAATAAAAAACATTGTGATGATATACATCAACCTTCAGTCCCTGAACCTACTAAAGTTGTTGTTAGTGATTCTGCTCAATAGATTCTTGTAACACTTTTAGAATTAAATCCCTAACACTTTCTTTTTTTGGCTTGTAGGAAGTCATGACAGGTTTTTGACCTTTTCCTGATTGGGTGTCTTTCTTTTCTGCGGCACGTTTTTGTCTGCAAGCCGCCTTTTTTTCCGCATCACTCATTTTTCCAGCAACACCTGCAGCTCTACATTTTGGATACGCACCATCCTCCGCTGATTTTCTACCACATGGTGGATGTTTACCGTCAACTTTACGACAAATATTAACCCAAGGACCTTTAGGTTGTTTACTTCCTTTTGGTTTTTTCTTTTTACCAAACCAAACTGCTAAATCTTCAGATAAAATATTGTTTAGTCTTTCTTCCATTTTACTATATTACTATAAATATACCATGAAAGAAAAAGGAATTTTATTTAACGCTATCGAATATCAGTCAATTGACGATTACGAGGCTTTTGTAGAAAAAATGGATGGACATCAATCTGAATATATTATTAGATTAGCATTAGAGTTAGCAAACTCAAATGGAATCTATACCTTAGAAGAATGTGAAGTTATATCTAAGTCATTACGAGTTATTACAGATGACAGAAAACGAGAAAATATCAAGAATAGTACAGATTGAGTATAGAATACTTAAAGCTGTAATGAATGGTCACAAAGCATTCATTGGTGATGAATTCCAAAAAGATAGGGATGAAATGATTAAGTTAAGATGTGAACTATATCCAAGAAACACTTATTGTATTGGGCAAAGTAAATAAAAAAGGGGACCGTAAGGTCCCCTTTGAGTTTATCACTATTGTGAAGATTATCTCAACTCGTTCAAGTCGAATGTTCTAACACCATCAACTGTGATTTTACCGTAGAAACGGTTATTCACCATCTTCTTAGCGTATCTTGTCATGATACCCTTGATTGGAGTGAAGTTGAATGGGTTATACATAGTTGGAGTCAACTGAAGAGGTACATATGGTGCGTAAATGTAACCTGTATCAAGTAAAGATGTTCCTTTGTGACCCATCAACACAGTGTTTGCTGGGAAATAAGGGTCTCTATAAACTTGATATCTACCGCTCAATGTACCAACTCTTTCAATACCCATGTTGTATTGGTCTTGGTCAGGTGCTGCATTTGAAACGTGGAAGTACTCCAAGTCGTCAAAAATTGCACTGATTTCAGAAGAAACAACAATCCAGTTAGCTCCACCTCTCAACGTTGATTTGTGGATTTGTGCTGAAATTTGGTTGATAGCAGTGATAAGAGTTTGGTTCCAGTCCTTCTGTGTATAAGGTACTGCATTTGAACCTAATCTCTTCCATCCGTTATAATCCCATCTCAATGACCAAGATGCTCCTTGTCTCAAATCTCTTAAGATTTCACGGTCAATCTCAGCTGCAACTTGCTCTGACAACAATGCTGTCAATTCAGCTTCAGCGTCGATGTTGTGGAAAGCAGCAACGTCTTGAGCTAATTCAGGAGACCATTGAGCTCTAAGTTTTCTTTCTGTAACTGATACTGTTACTGACTGAAGGTCAAAAGAAACTTCACCAATTTGGTCTTCAAATTCTAATGTATCATATACTCTATACAAGATGTTGAAACAGTTCTCAGAGTCCTCTGTTACAGCAGCACCTGTTGTAGATGCGAATGTTGAACCTGAATAACCGTCCAATGAATCAGCACCTACAGCGCATGGTACTTGTAAGTCAACTTCCAAGTACATTACACCGTCAGCAGTACAAATATCATCATAATAGTTAGTATTTGCACCTGCAAATGGTGTGTAAGATGCTTGTGTACCGTATTCAACAATACCCTTACCATATTTCTGAGTCACAACTCTATAAAGATATGGGTTAGCAGTGTTACCTGAAGTTGTGTTGTTATTTGCATTACCAACAATCTTCAAACCAGCTAAGAATGATTCTGTATCTTGTAAGTTTCCGTCAGGACCGATAAGTTTACCTTGACCTGCACTTGAGAAACCTGAGATACCAATCAATACTTTTCTATAAACGTCACTTGTGTACGCAGATGCAATCAACTGACCATTGTCCCAAGCCATTGATGTAGCAGCAACTGTAACAGCTGTCCACTGACCTTTAGAATAGTCAAATAACCCTGGAGGGTCCAAATCAGGTGTGTTACCTTCGTAGAACAAGTCATACAAGTTCTTATTGAATGGTGTTCCTGAAGTATAACCAGCGTTAGGACTACCTGGGTAGTTACCTGGTGAACCTACTGGTGCGTAGTGTACACCTGAATAAGTTGCAGTTCCACCTGAATAACCTTGGATTTGAGGTACAAAATAGAACAATTTACCGATTGGTAAGTTCATAGCTTGTACAGAAACGATATCGTTTGCTAATAATTTTGAGAATACTCTTCTCACGATTGGGAATACAACAGTTTCAAAAGAACCTGAATCGTTTGATGATGAAGCCTCGTTGATAAGGTGAGACGCTTGGTTCTCATACAACTGTGCAACGTTCTCCTTCAAGTGACCATTCAATCCCTCTAAGAAACCTAATTTATCCCATTTGTTGATTGTGTCTTCTTTGATAACTTTCAAGTGCTTAAGACCGATGTTACCAACAAGACCGCTTTCTAATAATGCTCCCATTTTAGTATTTATTTGTTTTTTTGTTTTATTTTTATTTTATTTTTTGCATGAGGTCCTTCATTCTTAAGAATTGAGGATTCTCATAAGTTTTTGATTCAATCAAACTTTGAGCTGAACCTGAAGATGGTGCCTTGTCAATAATCTTTTCAACAGATTCTGTTACAACATCAGCATTACTTCCTGACAACTCTTCTTTTATTTGTTTGTAGAGGTTCTTTGACTCTTTCATTGTTTCAGCATCGTCAAATCTTCTTAAGATGTTAATTTTCTCCTTCTTAGTTGTAGAGTGTTCTGTGAACAATCTTGTTGCGTAAGCTAAGTTTGAGTTGAAAACTGCAACTTCTTGTAATTTTTCTCTGAAGATATTCAATGCTTTACGGTACTCTTCATTTTTTTCATTGAGTTTAGAAACTTCTGTTTTCAATTTCTCGTTTTCATAAACGTGATTTCTGTTATTAGTAATTCCTTTTCTCAATCCACGACCTTCTTTAGAACCAAAACCATAAGTTCTAGCTGCTTCTTTGGTTTCTTCGTAATCGATATCACCTTCTTCTTTAGCTGTTTCTTTTCTCTTAGGTCCTTTTCCATGGTGTCCGACTTTTTCCAAGGTTCCTTTAATGTCACCTTTTCTTCCGCCACGTTCCATCATTTCACCATCTTCATCTTCTTCTTTCATTTCGCCTTTTACAAATTTCTTTGCTTCAGATGAAGATTTACCTTTAGGTCCTTTATGAATGTTTTCACCACTAAATGAAACTTTTTTAGGTCCGTTTCCTGTTTTACCTTTTGGTGTTATAGTCATTTTTGCCTCTTCGACTTTTTCAGGTGAATAAGATTCATCACCTTCTTCCATTTCGTCCTCTTCGTCCATTTCAAGTTCATAGACCATGTTTTCGTCGTCAGACTCATTCCATTCTTCGTCCATGTCCTCTTCATCAAACTCAATTTCGAAAACAAGCTCTTCGTCTGGGTCATCTTCGTTATCTCTTTCTGGGTCAACTTTGAAATCAACGTCAACTTCAGAAGGGTCTAATCCACCATCACCGAATAATTCATCCATGATAGCGTCTAAACTATCGTCTTCATCTATTTCCATTTCTTCCATTTCTTCAGATTCTCCTAATTGAACGATATACTCAACGTCTTCATCATTATCAGTAATGTGAACTTCATCATCATCCTGTGTAACAATAACTCCGTCTTCGTCACTCATTCTCTTAAAGATTTTTAAGATTTCCTCATCAGACACGTCTGTCAAGTCGATGGGTTCTTCGGAATCAGTATCCATGTCCATGTCAATATCCATGTCCATATCAACTTCATCTTCATTATCAGTATCCATATCCATGTCTTCGTCACCGGCTGGTTCCAAATCCATATCAATATCAACGTCTGTGTCAACCTCATCATCATCTTGTTCAGACAGAGATTCCTTTACTAACTGAGAGATTTCTTCCTTCATGGTCGAAGCAAGTATTCCTTTTGCATTTTCAGAAACAATAGATTCCAAATTTTTCATTTGGATTAATGCTTCTTCAACAATGTTTTTCTTTTCAGACATATTTTTATGCTATATTTTACATAATAAATATATCCAAACACCAAAAAATATTGATTTTCATGGTGTTCGGACAAAAAATATTACTATTATAAATATTATTAAAACAAAAAAACTCGGAGTTTCCTCCGAGTCTAATTATTCAATACGTTTTATTTTTAATCAATCACTTCATCAATCTTACTTTCAAGACACGCAGTGATTCTCCAATCATGCGGAAATCCTTGATATTTTTTAGTCACTTTAGCTTCAACATCGGTTACATTGTAACCCATAACAAGTTTCTCTTCTCTAATTTTTTTTACCTTTCCAGTGTTTTCATCAGGTAAGTCATAAGTTACCTTTGCAACAAAATATTTTTCATCCATAATTTAAAATGTTTTTTAGTGTCCTAAATAATCGGTTAATTTTTTCATCAAGTCAATAGACTTGTCGATACTTCCCTGACTTTTCATCTTAGTTTCCTCTTCAAGATTTTCCTCATACTTAGAACGGTCATCAACATTTGAAAACAAGTAAGCACCTGGTGTTGATGGTGATGACACTAAGTCAAAACATATTAATTCAAAATCGTCTTGGACTTCATTTTGTTCCCCAACTTTTTTTAGTGAACCAACCCCACGTGAAGATACGCCCATAGTCACACCTTGTCTCATAAGGTTTGCAGCAATATCTCCCTTTGTTGAGACAATACCTCTCTCGTGGAATCCTGGTGAAGTCAATAATCTTAACTTACCCATAAGAATATTATTATCCCACCAAACATCATCAATGATATGAGACACTCTATCTAAATCAATCAATGAAGATTCTGGGTGGTTTAATTCTGATGTTGATAAACCTTTATTTATAATTTGTTTATATTTTTCAGCTTCTCTTTTTAATATTCTTTCGGGGTAAACTCTACCATTTCTATTTGGTACTCCGTGTTTTTGTAAAACGGCGTAGAATACAAAAGGTTTTGAATAATCAAGTTGGGTCTTTTGTTCTTGTAACATTTTCAGATTGAATTCATCTTTTGGGGAAACATATCCCGCATCCATTTCAATCAAGATACCTTTACCAACTTCTGATGGTCCTAATATTCTCATATCTTTCATAATACTTTATAAATAAATACTATGAAAAGATACTTTACGCTATAATACCGAACGATTCTTTCTTAGATGAAGAAAAAGTAAAAAACTCATTTTTGATAATTGAATCTTTATAAATCATTTGAATTATTTTTTTTACTTCATTTTTTAGTTGGGTTGATTTAAAATCCATTTCATTTTTTAGATATAAATTTACTTCTAAATTCATGAATGATTTTTTACCATACATTATACCGCTTGTTCTCAAATCTAAATCAACTATAAATTTATCATTGAATATTGTTCTGTTATAATTCTCATATACGGTATGTTTTATTTGCCGTGATAGATTGTTTACAATACGATTCCAATTGTCATACTCATCTGTTGGTTCTGCCCATGATTGTATGTTTATGAATATAGATTTTAAGTTTTTTGAATCTACCGTTCCGTAATTTGTTTTAATTTCCTTATATAAATTTAATTTTGAGGTTTTACCTTTTTTCATTACATATTTCTTGCTCGAGTTTATTTCTATAATGAAAATATATGATAAAAACTAATAATTGTCAAAAAAAATCACTTTATAAGAATATCTATGTATATTTTTATTATTTTTTAGATATTTGTATTATATGTTAATTGTCAAAGTACACGGTTCTCAGGGAATTGAACGAGCGTTGAAAGAGCTAAAGGGTAAGGTCATTAGGACCAAACAGAACAACATATTAATTGATAGAAAAGAGTTCAAGAAAAAATCCGTTACGAGAAGAGAACAAATCAAAAAAGCAAAATATGTTCAGTCTGTAAAAGATAGAGAACAATTATAGTGAGTTATATAACTGTCTCATTTTTATAAGTTCTATCTTACCACTATTTTCTTTACTAACTTTTTCAATAGTCTCAGATATTTTATTTTTTACACTTAAATCCTCAACAGTATTTTTAACTTCAGATAACTTTTCAATAGTTTTTTCTTTCAAAGACTCAAATTCCTCTTTAATTGATTCTTCAGGTTTTGAGACTAATTCAACAAATTCTTGTTTTTCTGATTCAGATAACGTTTCAATAACTGATTCAATTTGTTTGTTGGCAATTCCAATTATTGTTGATAAAGGTAATTTTACTGTTTCCAAAACAGATTGTTTTCTTTGTAAATTTTCAGATATCTTTTTCTTTGATGTAACAACTTTTGATAAATCTGAACCATAGACTAACATATCAATATCAGAATATTCGTTTTCTGTTACAACATCCTGAACCCAATCCATTATTTTGATGAACTTATTATTCTTATATTGTGAAACTATTCTTACACCTTCATTGATATATTCCAAGGAATCTTCTTTTGAGAAACCCATGTTTTTAGACAAGTCTGAATAAACATTATAAATCTTAGAAAAACTTTTATCTTCAATTACAAGTTTTGAAAAATTCTTCATATTAGATTTAAAAGAATTTTTACCATAAGACTCAACAAGTCTTTTATTTATCTTCGATATCAAATTACCTAGTGTCATAGTTTTTATTTTATAAATATCAAGACCTTAATATGTTTTCCAATTCTTTTTCCATATCACCTAAAGATTGTGAACCTTTAGATAAATCCAAGTAGTTTTTACCTTTAATCATATCGTTCTCAACTAATATATTTAAGTCCACTTTTTGTGATTCGGGTTGAACTTCTGGTGCGGGAGGTGCTTCTGGTACTTCTGGTGCCGGAGGTGCTATTTCTTCACCACCCAAAGGTGCTTCAGGTTCCATTGATGGTTCAGGTATTCCTCCTCCACCAAAGTCACCACCACCAAAGTCAGAGGTTGTTGATGTGTCTGAGGTTGTTGTACCCGTGGCTCCACCACCATATAATTTATCGATATTATCAAATACACCTGTTTTTCTAATCACCTCAGCGGTTGTTTGCAATTCAGCTGAAACTGCTTTTTCAATTCTTTGTTGTTGTAAATCTAATCTAATTTCTTCATCAGAGAAACCAAGAATATGTTTCTTAGCCCATGTTGTTGATACTGGTTGTATTCCATTTCCTGGGTCAGATACTGCATCACGATATAATTGAATTTTTTCTTTCCATATATCAATTTTCAATAAATCAGCCTGTGTTGATGGATTTGTAAGACCTAAAGTGAAATTTGACAACTCATCTTCAAAACCAAGTAAAAACAAATGAATAATTGCAATTTTATTCAATTCTTGAATCATTGATTTTTGAATTCTATTAATTGTTCTGGCAAATCTAATATCCTGTAAAGATAGGTTTTTACCATCTCCAACAACTTCTTCAAAACCTAAAAACGCTTTAGGTACTCTAAGTGCTGTTAATAATTTTTTCTGAATATATTCAATATCAGCAATTTCAGATAAGTTAGTTGCCCCTGGTAATGTTTCAATTGGACTTGGAGCTGATGGGTCACGTACAGGAATAAAATAATCTTGGTCAACCGCCATTTGGTTAAATCTCAAGTCAACATTACCACTTGAACTATCAACAACTTGGTCTCTTTTGAATTTATTGGCTACTCTTTGTACATACGGTTCAACATCTTGGTCGTCCATATTACCAACAAATACTTTGAATACTCTTCTTTCAGGAGCTCTTGATGTTCTATAAATTAACATCGCATCTTCAGATAATAAAAGTTGTTTCCAAATACGTCGAGCTTTTTCTAACATTGATGTACCATATGGTAACTTTCTATCATCACCTAAAAGTCTAAAGTGAGCAATTTCCCATGAATTGAATTCCATGTTTTTCTCCTTCCACTTAAACTTCATTGGTTTAGATTCTTTGATATCGCTAGTTGTTGCATTCAAATTTCTATCACCTAACATACCACCTTCAACACGTTCAATTGAAATGTTTGGTAATTGGAAACATCCTACGACACCTTTTTCAGGGTCTAATTTTAAGAAAATAAAGTTGTCACCAAACTTACATGTGTTTCTTGTCCACATAGGTAAGTTTGTGTTTATATCCAATTTGTTATTGAATAAATCTGCCAAAATACTTTTTATTCTTTTAGATTCTGAATAAATCTGTAACATAAAACCATTTTGGTCTGGTGTTGTTGATTCTTCAGCGTAAATATCAAGAGCGGCTGAGATTTCAGGTGTATACTCCATTGATTCGTAATCATAGAAACTAGCCAATCTTGTTGGTTCGTAGTATACGGCTTGAGTATAAAGGTTGTTCTCAATTTTCGTCCATTGAGATGACAAATAATAAGTCTGTTGTGCTTGTAATTTTTCTTTTTCGTATGTTTCCTTGTCGGTTGTACGCAATAACTCTTTTTTATCAAACGAGTACGTTGGATAATCTTGACCTAATAACGAATTAGGTCCAAAAGTTTGAGATAATCTCTGCCAAACGGTTTGTTTTTCTGACATATTACAATTTTAATAAAGTATTCAATTATATAAATACCTCATTTTCCGAATAACCAAGAATGTTTCAAATAATCTTCTTTAGATATTTGATTTTGTCTCATTGAATCTTGTGGATTCAAAGGCATTACAGGATTTAGGTACTGTGATATTGTTTTATTAGTATTATTGGTGTTTACCTGCCAAGAGTCTAACATAATTTTTGTTTGTTCAGTAACACGCTCTAGTTTTGAGAATGAATTTTGTCCCACATATATAGCCATAGCTAAAGACATGATTAGGTCATCGTGATGTCCTTTTTGGTGGTCTGGTCTACCATTCAAATAGATAAATGTGTTCATTTCATTCATCAATCTATTACTGTAAATTTTGAAACCGTGACGTAACTGTTCTTCCAATTCGGCAATAATTTGAACTCGTTTGTTATTGAAGTTTAACCCAGGGATTTTATCCATCGCTTTTGGGTCATACTTCCATGTGTTACCATGGTCGACACCATCTATATATAAATTTTTATATCCAAGTTCTTGCATTTTTCTAGATGTATTCACACCCATTCCACCCGTAATATCAATAACAACAAAACAAGAATACATATTGGCCCATTTATATGAAATTTCAGCTAAAGTATCAGGTGGTATCTTTCCGACATACTCGGCAACCTGTTCCATAGTATCAAAATCAACAATTTCAAAGGATGAGAAGTCTTCTGAGTCACCACGAGAAACGTCAATCCCCATTATATATTTGTGACCAAGTTCTGGTTCTTTCCAAATCCATAATGAGTTACCAATCATTTTGGCTTGTGGTTCACATAACATATTTTCCTTGATGTTTTGTAACAAATTAGCATCAAATACGTTATCACCTGAACCTAAGAAATTACATTCTAATTCCTGAGATACTTTTCTTTTGTCGTACTTAAGTTTTTTTACCATCGCCTCAAACCATGATGAACATGGTTTGTATCCGTCATTCATTAGTTTCCTAATTAACTTAAAATCTCTATCTCTAGGTGACTGCTTAGACATGTCAATAATATCATCATCAGTATACTCTTCTTTATTCAAAAGATAATGAATCATATCTTCTGTTTTTACTAAGAAAAAATCAGTGGTATATCTAGGGTCTCGGTACCAATACATTTCAGTAATTTTGAATGTATTCATACTCCTAAGAGCTTGGTCGTATATTTCGTAATAAATTCTATCGTATCCGTTTGGGGTTGAGATTACAATTACTTTACCACCTGTAGAAAGTGATGCCATACAAGCTGCCCAGAAATCCTCATCCGCATCAATATATGCCGCTTCGTCAAATATCAATGTTGTTGGGGTATATCCACGTAAAGCGTCCTTTGAGGTTGCAACCGCTTTTACTTCACAACCATTATTCAATTTAAAATGTCGTGCGGCATTTTTTTCAGGTGTAAAATCAACACCAACCCATGATGGCCATTGTTGTAAAAAACTTCTGATTTTATTAGCAAATTCTACCGCAGTATCCAATTTGTTGGCAATGATAAGAACTTTCTCAGGTTTACTTTTTTGAGCAAACGCTATTTTCTTAGATGCCCACGCCGCGGTTACAGTTGATACACCAGCCTGTCTGTACTTGAGGGCAATGTTTTCATTATACTCATCATAATCCTCAACTAATGTTTGTTGGTCTTCAAATAAATCTAACGGAACATATTTTGATTGTGTATTATCATATGTTTGTAGATATGTACGCATAGCATATGGTGTATTTTTCATACACTTAGCGTATTCTAAAAGTACTTGTTCTTTTGTTATAGACATAAAAAAAACCCTATACAAATAAGTATAGGGTTAAGTTGTTATTTGATGTCGATTCCTAAATCACCTAAGAACGACAAATCAGGACCATCATCCTCATCATCATTATACATACTTTGTTCGTATTCTTCTGACTTTAGTTGGTCGACAATTTCCTTTACCATTCGTTGTATAATTTGTTTTCCTTTTGGGTTACCCATAAGGATTGCCTTCATTAAAGTATTAAATTCAGATGGTGATAACCTTGAGAATTTAGTGAAGAGATAAGATTGTATAATTTTTTTATCATCATCGAATAATTCATCAGGATATGCTTCAATAAATTTTTCCCAAAAAACAGGACCAAATCGTAAATCCCAAATCTCACCAATTAAAGTATCAGCTTGACCAACAACCAATCTTGTTCTTTCAGGGTCTGTTGGCAATCCACTGGCACCTAACAATTCCATACACCCTTTAATTAGTTCGTGTACTAAAGCTGGAAAAAAAGCAGCTCTGGCTTTTACAGTTGGTGGGTCTGTTTCAATATCTACTTCTTCTGAACCAGCAATACCTTGTCCTGACATTTGTGATAACATTGCTTGGTCTGGCATCATCCAATATAGAAGGTCATTGATAGACATTAATGTACCATATAAATTCATTAGATTTGGGTCAATAGCTTCTAACTCATCAGGTAATAACTCAAACATATAATGACCTTTCTTTGATGAACCTTGGATAAGAGCATTTACAACTCTTCTTTTTGCCACTTCATCATTGAATTTTTCAAATACATCAACAAATTCTTCTAAATCATCTTGGGCTTCTTCTGAGTCTACATTACTAAAAGCCTGTTCAATTTCCTCATCAGATACATCTTCAGGATTCATAGTCATTTGAGATGTATCAATACTTCTAGGAGAAACAAGTTTGGCGTCAAATTGCACCATATCAGGTGTTAATCCAAATTCTTTTTTTACTAAATCAATTGCTAAATTTTCAAGATATTCTTTGTTGTTTGATTCTATAGAAATAACCCTATTATACGCCATCATCATTGACTGAATCAATTGCATAAGTTGATTACTTTGAGGTCTTATGTTAGTGGCTCCTGTATATCGATTTACTTTATTTACAACATCATTAAATCTTTTATTCGCAACAATCTTTTCAAATCTATCAGGTAAACCATCTTTATCTCTATCAGGTAAAGCAGGATTTTCATTATACGGAGTATCACCACGTTCAATCTTATTCCTTAATGAAGGGTCCATTTCACTTCCATCCTCGGATTGTTCTTTGATAGATTTCTTTTTCTTATCAAGAGCCTCTGACAACATATGTGTCATAACCTTTTCAATGTTCTTATTTTTTACTGTTTTTGCCATGTCCGAATATATTATCAAATTTCAAAAATTCAGGCACTTCAGCCTTTGGTTTTGGTTGTTGTCCTGGTTGTGGTTTGAAAGGGTTTGATTTACCTGGTTTAGTACCGGGTTTAGTTTTAGTCCTATCAGGTGCTGTTTTAGTATCACCAGCCTTTGGTTTGGGTTGTTGGCCTGGTTGTGGTTTGAAAGGGTTTGATTTACCTGGTTTAGTATCAGGTTTCGTTTTAGTCCTATCAGGTGCTGTTTTAGTATCATCCTCAAGAATATTCATAATATCTTTTTTAGAGATTGTCTTTGGTAAATGTTTCTCCAACAAAGATAAGATATTATTTTCAATATTCCTAACGTTTTCTTCTGTTACTTTTTCAGGTAACTTACTAAATCCACCTTTTTCCATAGTATCTTTGGTAAATTCTTTGGCGTACTTTTTGAATTTTTTACCTTTTTTACCTGGTTTGTCTGCCATTGCGTAAAAATATTTAGCTTGAGATTTTGATTCAAACTTCTCTTTTATTTCACTTTCAGTTTGACCTTGGGCACCATGTGCAGGACTCTTAGGGTCAGAATCGTCACCCATACCATCATTACCCATAAATTGGTGTTTATCTTGTGAAATACCTGTAAGGTCAAAATCAATATCAGCCGCCATATCATCTTCACCTAACTCATTTTTTAAGTCTTCGATACCGATTTTCAAATCAGCTATATTTTTAGACGTATCTGATAATTGTTGATTCATTGCCAACAAATTATCTGAAACACTAGACTGTTCAGGTAAAATCAATTTGTTATATAACGTATTGATTTCAGATTCTGTTAAGTTTGAAACTGTTTTAGATTTGAGACCAAACTCAATCAACGCAATTGTTTTTTTATTAATTCTCATAGACAACTCTTTTTTCTTTATCAAATTCTAAAATTAGGTCTCTTTCGTACAGTTTTTCTTTTATTGTTTTTTCTTCTTCACCAAATCTAAATACAAGACGTTTTTCATTGTCATTGTATTCATCGGTTTCCCAGGCTAATGCAATGACATCATCCATTGCATCTATAATTGAAAAAAAGTCGGAGTTTTGTACCAAGTCAAATTCGACTTTGGTGTTTTTCAAGACTCCGACTTTATTTATGTGTATCAACTCAGGTGGATTTGGATTTCCATGAGCTGGTTTTGATTCCCAATTCTCACCCCAAATGTTACCTAAATCATCATCTGAAAATATAAACTCATAGATATTATCCCCTTTGTAGTTGGGACCTAATCCATTCACGTATATTAGACGACTCATATTACCAAACCTTCAGGTGATATTCTTACTTGTTTGTTATTTGATTTGAAAACTAAATTGTTTTTGTTTGTCTTTCCCAAAAAGGTACTTTTTAAATTCTCAGATAAGAATTTTTCAGCAGCTAATTCTTGTTCTACAGACTCACACATTGTTTTAATTTTCGAAAATCTTTTTCTTTTTTCTGATTCCGAAATTACTTTTTTAGATATTTTCTTTTCTTCACTTAATCTTTTTTCACCATCAGAAACTTCAAAGTATTTTGATAAAACTCTTTCTACTTTAGATTCTGAAAAAATACTATCGACGATATCTTTTACATGATTACTTGTTTCTTCTTCAAAGAACTCACCTAAACTATTCACCGCATCTCTAGCTTTTGATAGTTTATTGATTTTGTGATATTTTTCATCGACTTCAGTGTGACCAAAACCGATTGGTTCTTCAATTTCATCTCCGATTGAGATTTCGTCGTCACCTCCGATTTCCGCACCTAAATCAATTGACATATCTTCAGTTTCAGAACCTTCTTCTTCCGGTTCAAACTTAGCAGTAATTTCTTCTTTATCTTCGTCGGTCAAGATGTCCAAATTAATAGCAGAAATCACCATGTTTAGAACATACTTAGATTGTTCAGCATCTAAACCTTCATTTTCATTAAATGACCTCATTTTCTGAGTAAGTTTTCCTGTCAACTTTTGTATTTGTTTATAAGAACCCTCCTCTCCTTCATCATTATCATCAACAGCTGGTTCATCAACAGGTTCAGCAACATCAATATCAACTTCAGCGTCAACATCTACATCGTCAATGGGAGTTGCTAAGTCTGCAGATGGAGCTTCAGGTTCAGGAGATGGTGCGGGAGCTGGTGCTGGTGCCGCTTCTGGTTCTGGTGCCGGTAAAGCCTTTTGTTTAGGCAATTTTAAAACAGTCTTTTGTTCAAATAATGAAATCTCTTGTTCATTACCAACAACAGAATTGTTTTCTTTAATCATCAAATTCAACTTCTTCAAAGCTTGAGAATATGAACTGTGATATTTTCTATTCTTCATTGGTTCAATATAGTCCAAAGTAGATTCATCAATTCTTTTCTTAATGATATAACCTTGTTTTTCTCTTACAATTTCAAACTTGTTACCATCAGCAAAAGTGATTGAATATTCACTGTTAGAATTTTCATTAACTCTATTTGGAATATTTTCTTTATATCGAGAAATTTCGATAATTCTATTTATTTTTTCTTGACCTTGTAGTTTCTCACTACCTATTGGTTTTAAATCTCCCATTTTATTTTTATTATATGTTTAGCTGTTTAGTCCATCAAACCCACCAATTTTTATGGCATTTAATTGTATAACATCATTGCCTGTTGTTATGTCAGAATACACTGGATGTGGTGCAACAGAACCTGCAGGTGCAGTTCCACCACTGTAACTTCCAAGTTTGTCAATTCCATATTCGTATTGAGGGTTAACTTCTGTTGGCATAATTTTTTTCTTTATAAATATATCAATATTGTGGAATTTTACTAAAAATAGTTTATTCTGCTATTTTTGTTTCCAATGATAAGTTCTTATCAACCATTTGATTTTCCATATCAAATAACTTTTGCACGTACCCGTTTCTTCTTAAAAATTTAAAAGTTAAATTTTCGTATGAATATTCACCACCTTGTTCTAATCCAGTACTCCTGTATTTCTTCAATTTATCTTTTAAATTATCAATACTTTTTTTGATTAAACCAGAGTCTTCACCTTCCAAATTATCCAACAAAGCATCAATTTGGTCGGTCCAACTTTTTACTTTAGACTTCAATTGATTTTTATCTATTTCAACATGAATTTTCTTTGGCGGTATTACCCACTCATCATCACTTACTGAATATACACCTGAACTAAAATGAGTTTCAGAAATATCTTGGACATACAATTCTACTTCATAACCATATATCTTAATATCATGTTGCGAATTGAATAGAGTTTTCTTTAGATTTAATAATTGTTTGTATAAATCAATTTCTTTACCAAATTGGTCAAAGTTAACCATAAGGTGTAAATCTATGTCTGAGAATTGTGACCAGTTAAAGTTAGCTAATGAGCCAGTCATTGTTACTCCTTTCACAAACATGGGTACGTCAAGATATTCGATAAACTCATTTGCGATATCCATTAGGGCTTCCTTAACCTTTGGTCTCATGTGAGATTTAGAAGGTTTGGATGGGTTTTCCCAAATTTTTGGATTTAGAGTTTCTTGTGTACCGAAACTTGCTAATATCTTACTGTACTTATCCATTTATCATAAATACCAGATATTAACCTAATTTTTTGAATTCGAATTTTTTTGATATTTCAGTTGTAAAAAATTTACCTTGACTCTCAGCCATTCTGAATTTAGTATAGGTATTATGTGGAACTCCTTCGTATACATATCGAGTACCTCCTTTTTTGAATTCCACAATCATTTCTTTAGTTTGAGTGTCATACTCTGTTCTAACAATATTAGATGATTCAACCTCATTTAATATTTTAGTTCCTTTAATTTCTTCTCTAGTTATTGCCATCTCCTAAGGGTGTTAGTTTATCGATTTCTTTCATTCTATCCTTAAGAAAATATTCATAAAATTTGGATTGTGTATACTTTTCACCAACCTCGAGCCCAAAAAAATCATTGGTCTCATCAATTAATTCGGTCAAATATTGTTGGAAGTTGCTATATGCAGCAACAAGAGTACCAGTTACTTTATCAACACGTTTACTCTCCTCTTCAGTATAACCCATTCTTTTAAGTTCATTTCGGATTTCAAGATAAGACTGTAAAAACAACAACATGGTTGTTGAGTTATCAAGATAGGCTTTCACGTGTTTTAGATTTCCCACGTATATAAATACAAAAAACCCCCGAATTATCGGGGGTTTTGATTAGAGAACTTCGATTACGTTTTTTGTTTTTGATTTTGGTGAATAGAATGGGAGTGAAATTTTCAGTACGCCGTTCTCTACTGTAGCTTTCACAACGTCAACATCAATGTTGTCACCAAGTGTGAAAGACTTTGTTACTTCATAGGAATTAACATCCGATTTATATGAAGCAATAATTTTTAGGTTCCTATCTTCAATCTTTACGCTTACATCTTTTTTAGTAAGACCAGGAACAAACATTTCGAACTCAAGTCCGTTTTCTTTTTCAACTGTACCCCAACTATTGGTTGATTGGTAGTTAGAGTTTATTTTTTGTGACCAAGATGGTTTAGACATTGAGTCAAAAATTTCATCAACTAAACTTGATGTTGAGTAGAATGGTTTTAATGTAATCATTTTTTTATTTATATTTGTGTTTATTTTACTCACCTATTAGATAAAAATATGCCAAATCACAATATATGACAAATTGTCACAAATATGTTTTTTTTACATATTTCATATGACAAAAAGACATTGTTGTTTTTTTCAGAATAATTTTTATCTTTGTGGTATAAACAAAAAAAGACATGATTGAATCAATGGATGACGACGACAAGAAAATTCCAAAACGAAAAGGAATTAGTGAGACAGGTACCCCTGTATTGGATAACTTTAGCCGTGACCTAAATAAATTGGCGGAAGAAGGTAAATTGGACCCTGTAATTGGTAGGGAGCGTGAGATTATGAGAATTGCACAAATCCTATCAAGACGAAAGAAAAATAATCCTATTATCATAGGTGAACCAGGTTGTGGTAAAACAGCAATCGTTGAAGGTTTGGCAATGAAAATCTATGAAGGTGATTGTCCTCGTAACCTTATCGATAAACGAGTGGTTAGTTTGGATATGACCTCTATTGTTGCCGGTACAAAATACCGTGGACAGTTTGAAGAACGTTTGAAAGTTATTTTGGAAGAACTTCAATCAAACCCAAACATTATCGTATTCATCGATGAAATTCATACCATCGTTGGGGCAGGTAATTCATCAGGTTCGTTGGACGCTTCTAACATTATCAAACCCGCACTTTCTCGTGGTGAAATTCAATGTATTGGTGCAACCACTTTGGATGAATACCGAGAGAACTTTGAAAAAGATGGTGCATTGGAACGTAGATTCCAAAAAGTTGTGGTGGACCCTTCAACTAAATCTGAAACTTTTGAGATTCTAAAACAACTTAGAAACAAATATGAAGAATTTCATAAAGTGAGTTATTCTGATGAGGTTTTGAATATTTGTGTAAATTTAGCGGACCGTTATATCACAGACCGTGAATTCCCTGATAAAGCGTTTGACATCATGGATGAGGTTGGTGCTCGTACACAAACAGAAATTAAAGTTCCTGAAATCGTTGAAAAACTAAAACAACAAGCTCACGAAATCAAACAACAAAAAGTTGAGGTAGTACGTAAACAGAACTACGAACAAGCCGCTGAACTTCGTGATAAGGAACGTAAGATTTTAACTAAATTAGATTCCGAGAAAAAGAAGTGGGAGGAAGAAATGTCAAAACAAAGAAAAGAAATTTTACCTGAAATGGTATTCGAGGTAGTTTCTAACATGACAAAAATTCCCGTAAGTAAAATGTCTGTTGAGGATACTAAAGCACTTATCAATATGGAAAACAATTTGAAGGGAATGGTTATTGGTCAAGATGAGGCGGTTTCAAAAATCTCTAAATCAATTCGTAGAAATAGAATTGGTATCAAAGACCCCAACCGAGCAATTCGTTCATTTGTTTTCTTAGGTTCAACAGGTGTGGGTAAGACTCACTTGGCAAAACAATTGGCCAAAGAAGTGTTTGGTTCAGAAGACGCGTTGATTCGAGTAGACATGAGTGAGTTCCAAGAAAAACACACCATTTCAAAATTGATTGGAGCACCTCCGGGGTACGTTGGTTACAATGAAGGTGGCCATCTTACAGAACAGGTGAAAAATAAACCATATTCTGTTGTGTTATTTGACGAAGTTGAAAAGGCAAACAAAGACATCTTTTCAACATTGTTACAGGTACTTGATGATGGATTCTTAACTGATAGTTTGGGTCGCAAAATCAATTTCAAAAACTGTCTTATTATTATGACATCTAACATTGGTGTTAAAAAATTACAGGACTTTGGAACAGGTATTGGTTTCTCAACCAACAACTACAGCAATGAAGAACATAAAAAAGAAATTCTAAAAGCTGAACTTAAAAAATTCTTCTCACCTGAATTTATCAACCGTATCGATGAAGTTGTTGTGTTCAATTCCTTGGATAAAGAGAATATCAAGAAAATCGTAACGATTGAACTTAATAAATTGATTTCTCGTCTAAATGAATTGAAATACTACTTCAAGTTCGATAATAAAGTTGTTGAGCATATAGCCGACGTGGGGTATGATGAGTTGTATGGTGCAAGACCTTTGAAACGAGCAATCCAAGAAAAAATTGAGGATAAAATTTCCGAAGAGATTCTGATGGGTAATGTTGTTGAGGACAAGAAATACCAAATGACTTATAAAAATGAGGATTTTGAAATCAAGGGGTCGTAAGACCCCTTTTTTTATTTAATTTGTTTATAAGAAAAAAAAGCATTACATTTGTATGATAAAAAATACGAAATGGAAAACTTACAAGAATTCAAGAACCTGCTTCAAGTACCATCAAAGAGTTACTATGAAGACCAAATGGTTGAGCATATTAAAAGTGTTTTAGATACCATAGATGGAGTTGAATACTTTGTTGATGACTTAAAAAATATCTATGTAACAAAAGGTGGGTCAGAATACAAACCGATGTTTGTTGCTCATACCGATACCGTACACCAATTGGTTGATGAGATTGTTGTTACTGAATTTCAAACATCAAAACCATACACCTATGGTAGGTATTTTGATTCAACAGAATTCAAAGCACTGAAAGCTCTAACCCCTGATGGAAAACCGACTGGTATTGGTGGTGATGACAAATGTGGTATTTTCATTTGTTTGGAGTTGTTGAAAAAACTCGATAATGTAAAAGTTGGTTTGTTTATGGCAGAAGAAGTTGGGTGTATTGGTTCTTCTGGTTGTGATTTGAATTTCTTGAAAGATGTCGGATATATTGTACAATTTGACGCGCCAGGTAATCACCTAATTACCGAGATTTGCTCGGGAGTTCGTATGTTTGAACGAGATAGCGAATTCTTTACAAAAGCATTCCCTGTTATTGAAAATGGTATGGGAACACAAATGGAATTACAATCACACCCATACACAGATGTATCCGTACTCAAGAAAAAATCAGATGTTGCATGTATCAACATTTCATGTGGGTATTACAATATGCACACATCAAACGAATTTATTGTAATAGACGATGTAGAACGAGCTATCAAAGTTGGTGTTGAGTTATATAACACTTTGGGTACAAACAAATACGAATACATCTACGGAACCACTTATAATAAAAACAAGTCTTGGGTGGATAATCTAACTGATGAAGAATTAGATGAAGTATTCAATGGGTTCCAAAATGCTGAAGTATTTACTGTGGACACTGATGAAAAGGAATCTTCATTGGTTATTATGGAAGAAGAGGATGGTGCTTATATATACAATGATGAAAACAACGAAGGGTTCTTTCTAACCAAAAAAGACATGGAATTATTGGCGTGGTACCTATTAGATGAGGAAAAAATGAAAGTCTTCTAATTTGGAATATATTTATTTTAACTGTATATTTGTAGAGTTCTTTGAAATTATGGGGGTGACCGGTATTGATTGGCAGGGTTAGTCATACGGGGCATGCAGTGAGAAGTTTCCTATCACTATAATCTATGGGGGCGAGTTTTAAGTGGCAACACTTTTGCGAAACTCGAAGCATTCGGTCTCATGAGTGCTGAGAGAGTTGCTGTAGCGTGAGCTATATCAACATCAGGTCGGTGGACATATAACCTAGGAACAGAAGTCTTATAGTGTGATACCACTTAGAGTGTCAAAGGTCTCGTTCAGAGGACTACCTGTAAATCCACTAAAGTGGTAAAAGTGAACTCGACACAGTTGTTGGTAACAATGTCAAAATAGGAACCAAATATGTCGGAATATTGTGAGTCAATATTGACCTAAGCATGTAGTCCTTTATGGTTAGACTGAGCAAGACGCGGGTTCGATTCCCGCCACCTCCACCAAATAAAAAAGGGACCTTCGGGTCCCTTTAGTATTTAATCAAATTTTTCATTCTTTTTGTTTCTTCCTCTAAATTAGATATTTCTTTTGATAATCTATCGGCAACTGGTTTAAAAATTGTTTTTAATTGATTTTGTGCGAAAGTCTCTTCTGTGTTATTATTAGATTGTTTTCCAGGTTCATTCAATTCATAAGACTTCTCAAATTTATTTGGATTTTGTTGAGCTTCTTGTCCAACATAAATGTAAGCCTTTGAATTACCATCGGAAGAACCTAATAATTTATTTTTTTCTATTTTAGCACCTTCAGTATATGAGACAACTGATTTTAAATCACAAAATTGTGTTGTAAATGTTTCAGTTTCTTTCTTATCAGTATTATAAATTGTGTGTTGAATTGCAATACCATTCTCACAATTAGCTTTACGTATGACACCACTCATTGGTGCAACAACATCACCACCTTTCAGTATAAAATAATTTGTTTGAACGCTACTGTCATTAATATCATACTTTTCAGATTCTTCTGAAAGTTCTTTTAATCTATCACCTATTGCAGTTCCTAATCTACCAAGAGCCGCAGAAATCCTACTAACTGAATTTGGACCAATTATGTCGTAAAATTTTTGTAACAAACTCTTAGATACTTTGTTACTTTTTAAGTAATCGTCAATATCCTTTGTCGAATAATCACCTATTTCAAGACCTTTCCATAATCTTTGAAATGCATTTAAACCGTCACCTTCAATTGTCTGTGACGTTCTTAGAAAAGGTGCTGGATTAAATTGACTACCAAGAAGACTTCTACCCAATTCAAAATGTAAATGAGCACCTAATGAATTACCTCTATCAGGGTCTGACGCGTCTCCACCTGATAAACCAATAATATCACCAGCTTCAACAATATCACCAACACTTACATATCTAGCTTTAACATGACCATATGTACTATAAATTTCACCAAGAGGTGTATCATGTTTTACAACAATTAACCCACCAAATCCAGTTGGGTTTGTTGTGTTATCACTTTTTACAACAACACCATCATAAATAGCATATAATTCAGAGCCACTTTTAGCTCGTATATCAACACCTTTGTGTTTATGAGTTGTCCTTTGTTCACCAAATGGATGGTCGATATGAGCATCCGGGTTATTAAGTGGGTGTATCATGAACATTGAGGCCATATCTATAAATACTATTACAATGGAATATCGTTCAATCTAAAAAATAATAACAAATTTTCAGTACTCATATCTCTATTATCTAATTCAATTAATGTATTATCTGTTTTGAAATAGGTTAATTTATTTGTCTTTAAATCATATATTATGGCATCACTCATGATAACTTTTGAACCGTCGTCTTTTATGACGGTAGCTTCTTTTACCATTTTGTATTCACTAACTTTAGTAAAACCTAAAAAAGATAATTGATTTGAATAATCTTCCTTAGGGTATTCAACAACCTTAAATCCCCAAAAATCCTCAGAAAATGGACTCATAATAAAGAAATTATAGAAACTGCCTCAGTTAAAACTTCACTTTTAAATTCATCAGTAAATTCATTATTGTTTACAAATTCAGAAGGAATTTCCGAGAATACCCAACTAAGAGCTAAACTTCCAATTAAGTGTTGGTTTTTATCCCATAATGGAACCATACATGTTGATTGTGTACCAAAACTTTCAAGTAATGACCTTGTCATCAAATCATCAATATTATCAACATTATATTCAAATAAACCACCAGATATTACCGACTTCACTAAATAATTGTAATTACTAACCAAAACATTTTGGAATTTATCTGACACTCTTTCTAAACCATCAGAACATCTTTCATAAGTAATTGATGCTCTTTGTATTGGTGATTCTGTATAAAAATTCCCACCATTGTGAAACTGTAATATTTTTACTCTGTCAGCATTGTATTTTCGTCTAATTGAACGTATTGCCAAATGAACTAATTCATCTTTTTGAATTTGTTCCAATAATTTTACCTTACTAAACTCAGTTTTTTGTCTATCTTGGTGTTTCTTAAAATACCCGGCAGCTATCAAAGCAACCACTATTGAGCTTAGAGACGTAATTAACGTCTGAAAGAAAGATGTCCACTCCATATACCATTTAAATATAATGGGTGAACAAGTTTTTCCTGTTCACCCATATAAAAAAATAAACTTTTATTGAATTTAATCAATCATTGACCCATCTTTACGGAAGATTTGTGCTGTTGATGCCTTCCCTCGATTATCCAAATGGTCTTTAATTTCAAGATGTTTGTCCTTGAAGAAAATTCGAGAAATGAAATCCCAATCCCCTTCTGGAGTATCTACAGAACCACTTTGATATGAAAAATCTTTTGAGGTGGGAACTTCATCACTTTCAAACTCCATTTCGTAAATACCACCTTTGTTTTCATCAACAACAATCAAAACATTATCAACACCTTCCATATCTTCAGGAATTGCCAAATAACTCATATGAGGGTAATTAGTCTCAATAAAATCATCATCTCCTACGTTATCGTAGATATCACCACAATCCTTATCTTCAAAAGTTAGAATTTCATTACCTTCCTCATCTTTTATAACAAAGAACGTATTACCATTATCCATTGGTGCTGACATATGAAACAAATCAGGGTTGTATATATCATCTAAAATACCATCATCCTCAAAATCCCAACGAGCTTCAATCAAGTCGTCATATTCATTTTCATCAATAGTTTCTTTAATTTTTTCAACCTGTTCATCAGTCAATGAATGACCAACAGCTTCCATTTCCCATCCGTAGACTTCAAGTTTATACTTCGCCATTTTCTTTTATTTTTACTGGTTCATTTTCTTTTGGTTTTGGCGTTGTAAACATAATAATATCACCATGGACATTATCCCATTCACAAACCCAAGCTTCATTTTTGGGTTTGTCGACATCTTTTTGTTTATCATCCACCATTTTGAGCCTCCTGTCGGATTCGAACCAACGACCTTGAGATTACAAATCACACGCTCTACCAGCTGAGCTAAGGAGGCAACTTTGACACAAATATATATCAGGATATCTATTTTGTCAAATTAATTTACTATTCTTTACCAGATTGTTCTGACATTGAGGGTGTAAGTAATGTCATCAAACACCACCATGGATTTTTTGACATCCAAATTGCAAGACCAACTACTGAATAAAACAGTAAAATTGTTAGAATATATGTTACGTACTTCATAATAAAAATGATAAAATTTTTTCTTTTACACCTGACTGTTTTATCCCTTCCCAATCACGAGGGGTCCATGCGAAATTACTCAAACCCCAATCTCTTTTTGTTGGTCCATATGACGTATTAATATTAATACCCATATTCAGGTCGTCAATTGCAACCCAATGTGTTACAGATGGATTCTTACTCAACCAACGCATAATTTCAAAATAACGCTGTTGTTCCAAATCATCAATTCTACTCCAAGGGAAATTCTCACTAACAATACCTTCTTCAACCCAATCACGATGATGGAACTTATCTGTAATTGAATACGGTCTTTTGATAATTCCTTGTGACTGGTAGTAATCCCCCAATTCTTCATGGGTTGCATGAAATCTCCAATCAGAACTCACAACGATTTCAGCATCAGTTTGTTCTAAAATTTCATTTAGAACTTTGACAGCTTTTTTGTCAAAGTTATCAAATCGATATTCCAATGGAATTTCCCTACCTCTCATAGATAGTTTCATTCCACCCCACTTATCTTGTTTTTTGCGGCGAGAACCCCAGTTATTAGCGAGACAGATAACACCATCGTTATCTAAAAATATAACTTTCATTTTTTTCCTTTCGGTTTTGTCAAACATTCAACACAAATGTACTGTGTCATTGTCAAAGGTGGAATTTGTGTCCCACACACTATACACTTATTTAGTTCTTGTGACATATTGGAAACTTAGTAGGTCCACCAGGACTCGAACCTGGAATAGAAGCTTAGAAGGCTACTGTTATATCCCTTTAACTATGGACCCGTTTTGTTGATACAAATTTACGTCTTTTTTACGTAATATCGATACCCTGAATCAGAATTTTTTGTCAAAAGTTCTGACATTTTGATTGCGTCATCTGCGGTTTCAAAAGTCCACACTTCTTCTTGACCATTTAGCATTACAACAGGAAGTTCTTTACCTTCTGCGTTTTTAATCATTTTGATTATAATATAAGACATATTAGAATATTAATACGATTGCAAGTGTAATAAAAAATAAAATATAAGTCAAACGCATTACTTTATAGTTTTCCTCAACTTGTTTTTTTGTGCGTCCTTGCCATTCGTTTCTGTCCCATTGTTCCATAGTTGTATTTTTAATATCTTTCTCAGCGAGTATGGTTAGCGCGGGTCCCCACCTTCTTTAACTCCTAACCGGTCCGTCCATCACCCTCTATGTGGACTTGTGTTTGGTCTTCGTATAACAGTCTACGAAAAGGACTTGCACGTAGGAGAACTGAGTTATTTGTAGCCCGACGGGGAATCGAACCCCGCTTTTATCCGTGAAAGGGATATGTCCTGAACCGATAGACGACCGGGCCATTTTGTGATACAAAGATAAGACAAATTATTTAATCTTTCAAACTAATTGTTTTTTCTTCTTCTTCTTTTTCGACATCTTCCCTAAAATTTATCTCTAACTTCATTGTTTTCATTCTTGGGCTGAAGTACAAATCTCCGTATCCTCCATCATTATTTACCCAATCCCATTGTTGTAATACGTGATAACAAAAATCTTCAATCTCAGCTGGGATATTAGTTACAGTGGTAGAATGCATACCATTGTCAGTCATTACCGACATTTCTTGTAAAGAACCATCATCACCATACCCATCAAAACTAACAGAAAATGCATTGATATATCTGTCCTCAATCTTTGAAAATAATTCCATCAATTCTTCATTATCCTCATCAAGATAAAGTTCCTCACTATCTACTGTTTCAAGTTCTCTCCAATTAGTGTAAATTGTAATTGTGTCATCAAGACAGTTAAATTCCATTCTACCTCCATAATCAGTGTAACCTATTTCATCCTTTAATAATTCTTTTATATTTTCATCCAAAATTTCAAGTGGAAATGGTGTCATAATGGTTGTTGAATAACCATCTTTAGTTTCTACTTTTAATTCATCAGTTTCCCATATACTATTATCATCTGAAAATTCAAGTGAAAACTTAATACCACCCATAGTTTTTACATACTTGGTTAGCTTTAGTAAATATTTTTTTAAAATTCCATCCATAGTGATAAATATTAGTCGTTTATATCAATATCTAACGTTCTAACCATCCATATGGGTTTTTTGGACGCTTTGATTGCCTCTAACCATTCTTTAGCCGTTGGGATGTGTCCGTAACAATCTTCCTTTACATGTTGTTCTCCCACATAACGAGTGTATACTGTCTTTCCATCACTATTTGTAAATGACGCACCAAAGACTTTTTCCATCTCAAAAATACCTTCACTATGGTGCCTAAACATTCTGTGACTTGAACTTCCAATCCAAGCTTTTGTTTCATCCAACCAATTGTGTAGATGAATATAATCTTCAACAACCCCACCAAATCTCTTTACTGAAGATTTAGCGTGTAGTAATGGATGTGCCATTAATCTTGTTGTGGTTGTTCGTCATACAATCCCTGAGCTTTTTTAAGTTTGATAACCTTAAGAGCTTGTAGATAAATGTCCGATTTATCACTCTTTTTATCATCTTGCATGAGGGTTTGGGCTTCAATAAAAAGCTCTGTACGAAGACCTAGTTCAAAGGCTTCATGTAAAACTTCTTCAATAATTTCAGAATTTGTCATGGGTTTCTTCATCTTTAAATTTGTAATAATAGATAGTGTCACCAAAGTCATATCTAGGTTTATTCGTTATTACTCTAGTACCACAATCTGTATGATAAATATATTTGTAATCACTTTCTATAGTACTACGAGGTTTGGATTTCTCAATGTGTGTAACAATACACTTTTTTACAAGAACTTTTTCGCGGTTGATACAACCTGTCAATACAATAGCAAAAGTAATAACTAATGCAAACCAAAATAGAATAATTAACGATTCTTTACTAAAATATTTTTTCATTTTGTCGGGGTGACTGGACTCGAACCAGCGGCCTCCTGCTCCCAAAGCAGGCGCGCTACCAACTGTGCTACACCCCGTATTTCAAATATATGCCAAACAAAATTAAAAATCCATAAAAATATGAATTTGTTTGGCAATTTGTGGACCGTGAGAGACTCGAACTCTCGACCCCCTGCGTGCAAAGCAGGTGCTCTAGCCAACTGAGCTAACAGCCCTTTTGCGGTATGGACGGGACTCGAACCCGCGACCCTCGGCGTGACAGGCCGATATTCTAACCAACTGAACTACCACACCAATATGAGCGAGAGACCGGGTTCGAACCGGCGACCCTGACCTTGGCAAGGTCATGCTCTACCAACTGAGCTACTCTCGCAATTAGATGGCGAATAATTTGCGATTATTCATTTCTACTTCTGAATATGCTGATTAAGTTAACATCACAGCAGGAATTTCATTTTCGTCTAACTACCATCTTTGAGCGGGAGACGAGACTCGAACTCGCGACTTTCAGCTTGGAAGGCTGAAGCTCTACCAACTGAGCTACTCCCGCAAAATGGTGTACCACTAGTGCCCAGCTAGCCGTCGTCGCAGGAATCGGAAGGGCTCATCGGATACACCAAGATGTTTATAGTTGCGGGAGAAGGATTCGAACCTCCGACCACAAGGTTATGAGCCTTGTAAGCTACCTCTGCTCTATCCCGCGATATCGTTATACAAATATACGAAAAATATTTATATTTCCAAATTTTTTTTTGCTCCCCCTCTTGGACTCGAACCAAGGACATCGAAATTAACAGTTTCGCGCTCTAACCAACTGAGCTAAGGAGGAGTGCATGACATGCAAGGTTTTAAAAGTGGGTCTTTGACGATTTATGAATTATCCGTTAATAACGGATTTTTCGGTTTTTAGTTTATCTAATTCTCTGTAGATTTCTGCAATATGTTTAGACATACTATCCACAGTCTTATCGGTTCTACTGTCAATGTGACGATAGATTTTTTCCATCTCTTCTCTTAGATTTCGGTCGGTATTATTCAGACCGTTCCAGATTTGGTTACCCTCTTTCTCCATTTCTCTATGAATATGTTCAATATTTCCACGAAGAGAGTTTATTTCCTTTTTCAAGGACATAGTTGTCATATAATTCACTAACGTACCCACGACCATCATAACAATGATGACCGCACATACACCTAAAATAAATGATGTTATTTCCATAATTCGTTAAAGTTTTAATATGTCAAAGAACCCACTTAGTTGGAAGGGACGGATTCGAACCGCCGTACCCGTAAGGGAACAGATTTACAGTCTGTCGGTTTTAACCACTCACCCACCTTCCAATATCGGGAACAGGAATAACTTTATCAGGAATCTCGTCCGTACACTGAAGTACTCGACTTCACACACCATTAGAGAGTTGTACTTAGTGTGTACCCTTGTGCTCAATGCTCTCCCAGCTTGTTATTCTACGCTTCCTCTGTTCCCTTTTGTGGTATGAGCTGGAATCGAACCAACGGCACATGGATTTTCAGTCCATTGCTCTACCTTCTGAGCTATCACACCATTTTTGTTGTGTGGGTGGGATTTGAACCCACGACTGCGATGGTATAAGCATCGTACTCTTACCCCTGAGTTACCACACAATATAGTTGTACAAATATAACAATAAAAAACCTTTATTGTCAATTTTTTTTTGAGGTCCCGGTCAGATTCGAACTGACGAATAACGGGATTGCAAACCGCCCCCTTAAACCACTTGGGTACAGGACCATTAGGGTGACTGATGGGACTCGAACCCACGGCATCTTGAACCACAATCAAGTGTTCTCCCTCTGAACTACAGCCACCATATTTTGTACCGAAGGTGGGACTCGAACCCACACACTTTGAAGTGCTGCATCCTAAGTGCAGTGCGTCTACCATTTCGCCACTTCGGCATTTTGTAACCCCGGTGGGACTCGAACCCACGACCCCCTCATTAAAAGTGAGGTGCTCTAAACCAACTGAGCTACGAAGTCATTCCATTGACAATAATAACCAGGATTTTGTTTTAATCTGTCATTCATCTATTGGCCCCTACCTTGTCCGTCCTGCTCACCGACATGGACTATTTTGGGTTGCATCCTCGGTGGTATAACGATTTCTCTTCCACCTTAAGCAGTGATGTCCTGAGTTTCCTCTCCGTAGAGCGACAGAAACATTGTCAATCTTCTTTTTTCTTTGGTGCAAATTTACTGTTAGCCATCAAATCGTCCCAATCTTTATACCCTTGTGATTGAGCATAAATGTCGTTCTTCTTTCTCTGAAACGCTCTGATAATTTCAGGGTCTCTCATTTCCTCAACAGTTTCAAATCCGAGTGATTTTGCACATTC